CGAGCTCGACTGCCTGATCCGCGTCGCCGATCGGCTGATCGCTTTCGACAAGGAGGAGCGGCGCCGCAATCGCAAGAGCCGCGGCGATCGGGAAGATTTGCCCAAATCGACCCAGGTCACTCGCACGGCGCGCCGCGATCGGATGCTCGACATCTATTCGCGAGGCGTCTTTGGGCCCTCCGACGAGGAGCTCGCCGAGGCGCTGGCGCGGTTCCGAGATTTACCCACGCTCGGCTCGGCCGACTGACAAACAATGGTGCCGATCGTCGCCACGCACCGGATCGGAAACGGGCACGATGACATCGCCTACACGATCGTGGTCGTGCCTCGACCGCCGCGCCCCGGCCTGGCGCTCGCAGTTTTCGCGCTGATCAATCGCGGTCGACACTGGCTGCGACGTCGCCGGCGACGGTGGTCGCGATGACCGCGCGCGGTTTCAACGGTTGCAACGACCATTCACGGATGAAACGGCGGCAGGATGCCCCGACCGCGCTCACAGATGCGCGCTCAAGGCGCGATCGGCGCGCCCTCATTCGTAGCCTACTACCGAGTTTCGACCTCTGGCCAAGGGCGCAGCGGCCTTGGCCTCGATGCGCAGCGCGAGGCTGTGTCGGTGCACGTTGCACGGCAACACGGTCAGCTGGTCGCGCAATTCGAGGAAGTCGAGTCAGGTCGGCACAACGATCGCCCGCAGCTGGCGGCCGCGCTGGCGGCCTGTCGCGTGCATCGCGCGGTCTTGATCGTCGCCAAGCTGGATCGACTGTCGCGCAATGCGGCATTCCTGTTGACCCTTCTCGAAGGCATCCCGCCGGGCGGCGTCATCTTCGCGGACATGCCCGACATCAACGCGGCCGGGATCTTTGCGAAAGTCGTCATCGGTCAGATGGCGCTGTGGGCCGAGGCCGAGGCGAAGATCAATTCCGACCGCACCAAGGCGGCGCTCAAGGCAGCGAAAGCACGCGGCGTAAAGCTGGGCGGACCGAATTTCAGATCAGGCGATCGCGTTGCGCAACGCGCCGGTCACCGATCGCAGAGCGAACGATCGAAACAGCGAGCGGCCGATCTGCTGCCGCACATCCTCGACGCACAACGGACGGGAGCCAAGTCGCTGCGCGAAGTCGCAGCCAAACTCACCGCCTGGTCGATCCCGCCGCCTTCGGGCGGCGCAACGTGGCACGCCGTACAGGTGCGCCGCATCATAAAGGCAGGGAAAGACGCACATGGATCAGAGGGGTGAGCGTGTTCTAACTCTCGGCGAAAAGCGCGTGCGGCTCGGCTTCAATCCGAGCGGCAATGAGCGCGTCGACAAGATTAAGCGGATCGCGGCCGATCTGATCGACCTGTGCGAGGAAGTGAAGGTCGATCACATTGCGACCGAGGGCAGCAGCGAAGTGTTCCGCCTGCTCGCGCTCGCGCAAACGCACGCCGAGGACGCGGCGATGTGGGCGGTCAAGGCTGCGACCGCATGAGAACCAAACCCAGCACCGGCACCGAGAACGTCAATCGCGAGCTCGCCCTGATCTATCGGCGGATGCGCAGCGATGACGCGCGGGCGATGGGACAATTCCACTCAGGGCGCCATCACAAGGGCTCGCCAGCGAATTGCGCGGCGTGCCGAGCCGAATTGCGACGCCAGCGCGAGGAACGCGCCGAGCGCGTGAGCCGCGCCGACATCGAGGAGCGGGTCGATGGCAGCGCCGCCGCCTGATCCGCGGTTCGCGTCGGCGCAGACCACGAGCGGCGTGTCGCCGCCGCAGCCTGGTTGCCCGTTCTGTGGCGGACCGCACGGCTACATGGCGTGCACGCGCGTCAAGGCGATTGAATGGCACGATGGCCCGATCGCCGGCATGTGGGGCTCGCCGAAGCGCGTCGAATTCGTGACGCCGTCGGATTGGCTGCCGAGCGCGACGGGGCCGCTCCGCAATCCCGAGAAGTGGCCGCCATGAGCACGCCGACAACCCAACACACCACCGAACATTTGATCCGCGAGATCGAGGTAGCGCTATGCCTGCCGGTGACACAGCTTCGCGCTCATTGGAACGGCCTGGGAAAGCAGCTGATCGCGCACATGCGCCAGCTGGAAGCCGCGGCGCGACCGGCGCCGGCGATCGGCCAGCAACACCCGCAGTCATAGGCGCACTCGCCTCGCTCGCCGAGGCCGGCTGGATCACGCGCGAGCAATACGAAGCGGGGTTGATGTTCGCCGATCTGTGGCGGCACCAGGATCCCCACTACGTGGCGATGCGCAACGAAGTCATGGTCGATCTCATGAAGATCGACGCGCTCGACCTGGCGACCCGAGTTTGCCGCGACAATCACATCCGCATCGCCTTCGATCGGATGCCTTCACTGCGCCACGCGCTCGACCTGATGATGCTGCGCTTTCAGCAAATCGAGCGCTCGCTGGCGACCGAACCTCGGCGCAAACCGCCGAGCGCTGCCGAGGGACCGGGGGGTCTCCACCACGTGGCCGCTGACACCGCCACGATCGGCAGCAGCCGGGAGCGCGTGCTGGCTGCCGCGACTCCCGGCACCCCTTCCTAGCAGCCGATGCGCCTGCCCATCGCGCGCTCGACAACGGCGATCCATTCGCGGATTTGCGCTTCGGTTAAGTCCGGTCGGGTGCGCTTCATCGTTGCGATCAAGTCTCCGTAGAGCCGTCGCTCGGCCGGATCGCTGATCTGCCGCGGTTCGGTGTAGACGCCATCAAACACGGTTGCCTCCATGAAAGTCGGGCTGCTCCGTCGCCTGCGCACGCTGGCGTCTCAAATGCGTTACGCGAGCACCGCCGACGGGCTCGAATGGTACGCGCGCGAGATCGCCAGGACGATTGCAGAGGCGGACGCGACGTCCAAGGCATCGCCAGATATGGGGCACCATTGCCACTCGCCTCGCGCGGATGTGCACAACCTCCCACCAACGGGATCGGTTCACCCGAGCTCAGCGACCGATGGCCTGAACGCCGCGCCGCCTACCGAGATCGCGAATTCGCCGGCGCCGATAGCAGTCAACAAACCGGCGCCAGCCGAGCCCGGCGTGAGAAATGTTCCACGTGAAACATCGCGTGGTCAACGGGGCAAGCACCCGATCTTCGAGGATGATCCGCGCGCCGTCGCCGAATGCGAACGCGATCGCCGGCAATCGGCGTTTCGACCGTGGGCATGATCACCGGCGGGCGATTGCCCGTTGAGGAATTCGAGCTCGGCTGGGCAGTGCTGGTCGGTCGCGGCTTCAACGGTGAGTCGCCGAGGCCGACGTTTCCGCAGCGCGCGCATTTTTACGACGCGCGCGACCTGAATGCCCTTCGAGCGATCTGCGGCAATCACCTTGTCGCCATCACCGACGCGATCGCCTTCGATCCCGGCAATTGGCTCCGTTGCCAACATTGCCAGCGGATATTCGATCGCCGGTGGCAGTGATCGATCAACTTGCGCGCGCGCCGTGTTCCTCCCATGTTCCCGGCAAGCGGGGCGAGGGGGCGCCGCGTCCGACCAGCCAGGGAGTCGGATCATGCCCTCATCTGCCGAGGAAATTTGGGACAACTACCGCGCCGCCATCGTGCGGCGCTTCGATCATCCCGGTCCCGCCGCCGATGCCGAAGTCGAGACTTGGCGCATCCGCCTGGTTGAGGCGATGGGCGAGGACCCGCACTCCACCAACGTAGTGCGTTTGGCCGATCGGCGGCGCGCTGCCTGAAAACTGTCACAGAACACGACCGATCGGGCTGCTACGCTGACCGCCTTGCAAATTTGCAAGGGAGCGTCCGTCATGTCGCTGCCGCATCTTCGCAGCCATCTCCGAAGCGCCGATCTTCCGCGCCGCGATCGTCCGTTGCCTTACGGCCTCGCCGCGCTGCTGATCACCGGGCTCTCGGCTCTCAGCTGGGGAGTGGTGATCGTTGTCGTGCTGGGACTTCGCGCCGTAATCTGACGCCGCGCGCTGCTCGGGGTTGTGCGTTGCCTTAGTGGTCCCCGGCAGTTCCAACCGTGCCACCGAGTAGCGCGCACCATGCGACAGCCGAACGGCCGCAGCGCGGCGGCAATGCAGTATCGCCTGTGGTATCGCACGCGAGAGTGGGCACGGCTGCGCGCTGATCAGCTGGCTCGCGAACCTTGGTGCGAGTTCTGCCTTGCGATGGAGCGACGCACGCCGGCGACCGTTGCTGATCACCGCAGGCCTCACCGTGGTGATGCACGCCTGTTCTTCGACTCGGGCAACCTGCAATCGCTCTGCGCAACGCACCACGACAGCACGAAGGCACGAGCCGAGCGAGGCGGTCGCGTGACGATCGCAGTCGGTCGCGACGGCTGGCCGAAAGCAATCTCGGGACAGGGGGTAGGGGGTTTCCCGACCAAGGGGGGCAGCGGCTGACCGTGGGGTCCCCTCAGCCCGTAGAGTCGCGAAATTGAGGGTGGGGGTCGATCCCTGCCAGATAGCGCCGTAGCCAGCCTCGAAGAGGCGCGAGCGCGGCAGTTTTCCAGGGGTTCTCACTGCATGGCTGCAAGGAAGAAGCCGCCGGCGACACCGCCGGCGCCGCCGGCGGGACCGCGTCTCGCCGACAAGATCGTGCCGCGCGCGATCGCCGACCTGGTGCCGTACGCCAACAACGCGCGCACCCATTCGAAGCGGCAGGTTCAGCAGATCGCCGCCTCGATCAAGGAATTCGGGTTCACGAACCCCGTCCTGGTCGACGCCGCCGGCGGGATCGTCGCCGGCCACGGCCGCGTGCTCGGCGCTCAGCTGTTGAAGATGCCCCAGGTGCCGACGATCGACGTCGGCTATCTGACCGAGGCGCAGCGCAAAGCCTACGTCCTGGCCGACAATAAGCTGGCGCTCAACGCCGGCTGGGATGTCGAGCTCCTCGGCGTCGAGCTCGGCGGGATCCTCGAGCTCGGCATTGATTCGGAGCTCGTCGGGTTCAGCGCCAAAGAGGTCGAGCGGATCACCGGCAAAAGCGACGGGCTCGATCCCGACGACATGCAGGACAGCTTCGAAATCCTGGTCGAGTGCACCGACGAGCCGCAGCAGCGCGCCCTGTTGGAGCGCCTCGCCGGCGAGGGGTACAAATGCAAATCACTGCTCCGCTGACCGCCGACATCGAGCGGAGCTCGCCGATCGCGCGATCCGGTCGCGTCATGCAGCTGGAAGGCATCTTCGATGTCCCGCCCAGCGAGCGATCGGCCGTGTCGTGGCACGTCTCGCTGCCGCTGCATGAACGCCCCTGGAACATCGGCCTGATCGTGGGCCCCTCGGGCTGCGGCAAGACGACGATCGCGAAGCACCTGTTCGGCGAGGCCTACGTTCGCGGCTTCGAATGGGACCCGAGCCGGTCCCTGGTCGATGACTTTCCGCAGGACATGAGCGTGAAGGAAATCACGCTGCTGATGTCCTCGGTGGGGTTTTCGAGCCCGCCATCCTGGGTTCGGCCGTTTCACGTGCTGTCCAACGGCGAGCAATTTCGCGCCGCGATGGCGCGCTCGCTCGCTGAAATGCGCGACCTGTGCGTCATGGACGAATTCACGTCGGTGGTCGATCGCACGGTGGCGCAGCTGGGGAGCGCGGCGATCGCCAAGACGGTGCGCCGACGCGGTCAGAAGTTCATCGCGGTGACCTGTCATTACGACGTCGAGGACTGGCTCGATCCCGATTGGGTGTTCGAGCCGGCGACGAACTCCTTCCGATGGAGGTTACTTCGGCGACGACCAGCAATCGAGCTCGCGATCTCGCGGGTCCATCATTCGGCATGGAAGCTATTCGCACCGCATCACTATCTGACGCGCTCGCTCAATCCGTCGGCGCGGTGCTTTTGCGCTTTCATCGATGAACGGCCGGTCGCCTTTCACGCGCTGCTGCCGTTCCTCGGTCGGTTGAGCAGCCGCAAAAAGGCCTATCGCGGTCACCGCTGCGTCGTGTTGCCCGACTTCCAGGGCGCCGGCATCGGCAATGCGCTCATGACGACGGACGCCTCGATCTTCGCCGCGCTCGGCTATCGCGTGTTTCGCCCGACCGGGCATCCGGCCGAGATCGCCTCGGCCTCGCGCGATCCGAATTGGCGCATGATCCGCAAGCCGAGCATGGTCGGTCACGACACCGATCGGCGCATCGCGCGAGCGACAGGGCGGCTCACCGCCAGTTTCGAGTTTGTGGGGACCCCGATGCCGATCGACGCGGCGCGGGCGATGGTGGCATGAGACTCGCCCATCAGCTGTTGCTCGACCGCCCGGCGGTCCGCGCCGGCATCGCGTTGATGCACGGCGTCGCCGGATTTGACACTTATGCCGAGCTCTGCGACCAGGTGCGCCGCGCCGCGACGGGGCTGCGCTCGCTCGGTTTGCAGCGTGGCGATCGCGTCGCGATCTTCCTCGACAAACGCCCCGAGACGGTCGCCGCGATGTTCGCGACGATGGCCGCCGGCGGCGTCATGGTGCCGATCAACCCGGCGCTCAAGCCGCGCCAGGTCAAACACATCCTGACCGATTGCGAGGCGCGCTTCCTCGTCTCGACCGATCGCCTGCTCTCGGCGAGCGGCTCGACGGTGGTCCTGTCCGACCTGACGCTCGGGAAGCATCGCAATTGGTGTCAGCTGTACCTGTGCGACCCGAGCGAGCCGTCGCCGGCGATCGACCGGGACATGGCGGCGATCCTCTACACGTCGGGCAGCACCGGGCACCCCAAGGGGGTTGTCCTCTCGCACCGCAACATCGTCGCCGGCGCCGAGAGTGTCGCCGAATATCTGCGGCTGAGCGCGAGCGATCGCCTGCTGGCCGTCCTGCCGCTTTCCTTCGATGCCGGGCTGAGCCAGCTGACAACCGCTTTCGTCGCCGGCGCCAGCGTCGTGCTTCTCAACTACGCCGGCCCCGAGGACCTGGTGCGCGCCTGCGCCCGTCACGGCGTGACCGGGATCACCGCGGTGCCGACCCTGTGGGGATCGCTCGCTCGCGTCGAGTGGCCTGCAGGTGCCCGGCGAGCACTGCGCTTCTTCGCCAATACCGGCGGCGCGATGCCGACCGATACCCTCACGCGGCTGCGCGCGCTGTTCCCCGACGCCGAGCCCTTCCTGATGTACGGGCTGACCGAAGCCTTTCGCTCGACCTATTTGGATCCCCGCGAAGTCGATCGACGGCCGCTGTCGATCGGCAAGGCGATCCCCGGCGCCGAGGTCCTGGTCGTGCGGCCGAACGGCGAGCTCTGCGGCCCCGACGAGCTCGGCGAGCTCGTGCATCGCGGTCCGACCGTCGCGCTCGGCTACTGGAACGATCGCGAGCGAACCGCCGAGCGCTTCCGGCCGGCGCCCGGGCAGCCGCGACAGATGCCGCTTCCCGAGATCGCCGTGTGGTCGGGCGACCTGGTGCGCCGCGACGCCGAGGGCTTCCTGTATTTCGTCGGGCGCCGAGACGATCAGATCAAAACGTCGGGCTACCGCGTGAGCCCGGTGGAGATCGAGGAGGTCGCGATGGCGAGCGGGCTGATCTCCGCGGCCGCGGCGATCGGCGTCTCGCACCCGAAACTCGGGCAGGCAATCGTCCTTTACGTGATCGCCGCCGGCGAGCTCGACGCGAGCGCGCTGCTGGCGCATTGCGAGCGCGAATTGCCCCGATACATGATCCCGCAGCGGATCGAAGCGCGCGCGACCCTGCCCCTGAACGCCAATGGCAAGATCGATCGCAAAGCGCTCGCGCTCGACGTTAAGGATCGTTAAGGATCGACCCCCTTCCCAGGTCGATTTTAAGCGCCGCCAGAGGGCGGGAAGCGCCTGGGCTCTCACTTGAGCGACCCTGATCGCTTCCCCCTCTGTGGCGAGCCCTGGCAGCGCCGCCCGACGTCTCCGATCGATCGCCCTCATAGGGGCGCGTGGGGCGCGCTCTGAGAGGGGAAAGCGCTCGGGTCACTCGACAGCGCGCGATCCCGCTTCGCTCGCCAGCGAGCGCCGCCCGCGACCGCTGGGCCAAAAAAAAGCCCCCGCGATCTCTCGCGAGGGCTGATCTTCTATCGTCGCGGCGATCGTCGCCGTTCGATGCCGTGCCGATCGGCGACGCGCTGCGCTGCTGCCTCGAAGGCTTGATCGCGCGTCAGCGGCACTCTGTGGTCGCGGAGATCGACGAGGCGGGTTGCGAGTCGACTCTTGCCGACCATCGCTCGCTCCCAGCCCGGTTTCTTTTGATGCCCGTCCCACGTCGCGCACCGCTGTAGACAGGCGATCGCCATGTTGAGCTCGGACAGGCTCAAGATCGGCTGATAGAAGCGATCGTCATCGGTCATGGGCGCGCTCCTGTCCGCAGCTGGTCGATCAAACACACCGCGATCGCCCCGACGTGATCGACACGGCGTCGGTGCGGGCGCAGCTGTTTCAATTCGTAAGTCATCGCGAGCCCCAGCACTTCGATCGCGTCGGTCGGGCGCATGTCCTCGATCGCGCGGATCAGCGCAAGCGAGCGCTTGCCTTTCTCTGCATCGGTCATTCGACGCCTCCTGCCGCCAGCTGAATTGAGCGAACGCGCACCGAGTGCTCGTTTCGCGGGATGCCGAACTCGCTCGACATGATCTCGGCGATCCGCCGAAACTTGTGCCCGGCGATCTCAAGATCGAGGAGCCGCCGATCGTGCTCCTCAGAGTACGGATAGCGCTTCTGCCCGTTGGCGCATTGATACGGGCGCGGCGCGCGACGCGGCGGCTTATCCCAATACCCCGCTCGCAGCATGTACCAGTGCACGGTCGCCGGGTGTCGGTTGAGACGCAGCGCGATCTTACTCGGCGCCGGATCGGTCATCGTTTCGCATAGCCGATTGATCTCGGCCTTTTCCTCGGGCGACATTCGCCCGCGCTTGATCGTGTCATATCGCTGCGCGGTCATCGCGATCTCCTCGGCAAGCGATCGTCGCGAATGACGGTGCGCAACACGGCGAGGCTTTCTTTCGCGTATTGCGCCGGCGAGGCGTCGAGCACCGCCCAAATCTTCGGCAGCTGTTCACTCAACCGCAGCCATGCGAGCGCGGCTGCAATCTCAGTGGCGCGCCCGTTTTCGCGTTGATAGTGAAGTTCCTCCGCTGCGACTTCGCATAGCCGTCGCGGGCTTATCCTGTTGCGCTTGGTCATGGTGATCTCCGTTTCATCTTCGAGGGTCCGCCGGTAAGCGGGACGTCATGCGGCACGGCGCGACAGAGCGCCCCGTAATCGACGAGCATCGCCTCGACGGCGGCGAGCTCGACGGTGATCATCTTCGTCCCGCGTCGAGTGCGGGCGCATTGCTGGGTCACGTGATCCAGCTGCGCATCGGTGAGGGTCAATTCGATCATTCGCTCTCTCCGAGCGCGCGGCGCGCGGCGCTGTAGGCGCGTCGCATGGAGATCGGAATGTGATCGACGCTCGCGACCTTGTTGCAGAGATCGGCATAGGCTGAGACGAAGTCGCGCAACGCGCCCTCCATCGCCACGCGGCGTCGCTTGATCGCTTGCGCAATGTCGTTTGTTGTCGGGTCTGTCATGGGTGATCTCCTGAGAGGGATGCGAGCGCCGAAGCGCCCGCCCCGTTGCTACGGCACGATCTCGATTACGACATAGCTTTTCGGCTTGTCGCCGCCGAACACGGCGCCTTGCATGTTGTCGAGGGCGCCGTCGAGCTCGGCGTTGGGGACGTTGCCCGCCATGTCGCGCACCTGTTCGACGGTGAGCGTGACCAATTCCAGATCGTCATCGTTGATGTTCATCGCGTGATCTCCTAGCCGACGGGTTTAGAAGCGAGCGCGGATCGATGTCGGCATTCTCGACACCGCGCCCTTGAACTCGTCGAGCATCCGTCGCCAGCCGGGTGACGGGTTTCTGAGCGCGATCGTCAGATGCGCGATCGGCCCATCCTTTTCGGCAAGCAACACGACCAATGCGCGAACGGCTTCATCCAGCCGAGCAATCGACTCGATCAGCCGCTCGGTGCGTTCGATTTCGGCTTGGGTCATGGTGATCTCCTCGCGTTGGTGTTACCGATCGGGGCGCCCGGCTTTGCGGGCGCCAATCGCCAGCGATAGCGGCGGCAGATGTTGCGAATGTTGTCCGCCGAGCGCGGGTGCATCATCGTCGCGATCTCGCGCGCGGTGTAGCCAGCGCCCGCCATGATCTCGATCAGGTCGAGCTCGACGGGGCTATAGGGTCGATTGGGCGGGCGGTTCGTTTTGTGATATGCGCGCCCGCAGCGAGGGCACGCCATCACTCGCCCTCCTTCGCCGGCTCGTTGATGTTCATGTGGATCGCTTCGGCCGCCAACGCGGCGGCGTCGTCGAGATCGGACCAATCGATGCTCGCGCCGTCTCGCGCGCCGCGCTGATACGCGATGCAGAGTAGACGACAGGCGCGGATCGCTTTCTCGTTGTTCGGCTGCGGCCAGAAGCCAAGTTGATCGTGCAGCGTCGGCGTCGCCAGCTTGATCAGCGCGTCGGCGATCGCCGGCGCAGCGGTCATCGGCAGCGGGATTTGACAGCTGTTCGATGATGCGCCACGCGAGTCGATCGGATAGAGGAGCAATTCGTCAGGGCGCGCCGCCATGATATGAAGTCCGGTCGTGTTCATGAAGCGATTGCGACCGAGACTGAGATTGCGGCAGCGCTTTCCGTAATCGATTTTCATTGGGTGATCTCCGTTCGTTGCCGGCGTTTCTGGCGCCGGGGTGCAAGGCGCACCGGATAGCCTCGCGCGATGTCGGGGCTATGCGCTGCGCCCTACTCGGGCGGCAGCAGTCGTAATCGGATCATGGCGATCTCGGTGCCCGGCGCGAGCTCGCCGTAGTGCGAAGCGAGATCGATCCCGTCGAGGATCGGGTCGCCGACGCGCGCGATCTCGAATGCTTCGACTTTCGCGAGGCGCGAGGGGTAGCGTTTCAGATTGTAGTTGTAGGCGAGGCGCGCGATGCGCCCGACGTAAAACACCCCTTCGGTGAACGGCGCGCGATGTCGCCGATACTCGACAGTCTTTTCGCCGCTGATGAACCGCTGGTAGATCGGTTTCAGCACGACGATCATCGGCGCTTTCAAATTTATGGGGAGCATGGCATTATCCAGTTGGGTCCCGCTGCGGCGGGACTTTCGCATGGATTGATCTCCGAATGCGAGGCGGGGCGGGCGTTTCTGGCGCCCGCCCTTTTCGCGTTCAATCGATCAGGCGGATGACTTCGCCCCACGGCGCGTTGACGCCGGCGGTCGAGCACCACAGGACGGGGTATGGCGGCTCGGGTCCGAAGTCTTGGCAGTCGAGATCGGTAAAGTAGATCGCGCAAATCGGCTCGATGCCCGCTTCGGCGATCGCCTCGAATGCCGGGCGGAACTTCGTGCCGCCGCGACCCTTCATCGTCTTGCCGACAATCGGACCATCTTCTGGCGTGAACACGGCGTGATGATGGACTTTGGTGTCGCACTCGAAATAATCGACCGCTTCGGGCTGGACATCCTCGATCACGCTGTTGAACTCGCCGAGGCTTTCTTCGAGCGCTTTCCTCTCCATGCTGGCTGACGTGTCGGTGATCCACGCGATGCGCCCGACCTTCTCGCTGTAGAGCGACGGCAGGAAAATGTTCTGCGAGACGAAGCGGCGGTTCGGTCGCGTCCAATCGTAATCCTCATGGGCGCGCTCGCGGACGAAGCGCTTCAATGCCTCGCGCCAATCGACGCGCGACTTTTTCATCGCGTCCACGACTTCCTCTAATTCGCCGGAGAGATCGCCGGAGCGCTTGGCGACGGACGCGGCTTGCATCGTCGCAATCGCCCAATCGCGCGCCAGCTGTTGCTGCTGATCTGGCGACATGGGTTGCTTCTTCTGCGGGTCTTTCGGATCGCCGGGCTGGCTGAACACGCCGCAGCCGCCGACATTGCCCGACTTGCCGCCGCCGCCGCCTTTCGGTTTCGGCGGCAGCTTCGCATAGACTTCCTCGGCTGACATGCCGGCATACTGCGGATCGAGCAGCGCGCCGTCGGGCAACGTGACGCCGGCATCCTCGAGGATTTTGTTGATCACGTAATCGCAAGCCTCGTTGAAGCGCTCATGCTCGCGATTGCCGAGCCGCATCGGATGACCGGCGGCGCAGTGCATCGTCTCGTGGGCGACGAGGCCGACGCGCTGATCATGCGTCATGTTGCGGACGAAGTCGGGGTTATAGCGCATCGTGATGCCGTCCACGTCGGCGGTTTCGACACTCGGCGTTGGCACCATTTTGAGTCGCAGCGCGAGCGTTCCGAAGAACACGAATGCCGGGTTGAGGATCAGCGAAGTGCGCGCCTTGATCATGAGGCGCTCGACGTCGGAATAATCGGTCATGGGGTTGATCTCCTGTTGAACGGGTTCACGCCATAAAGTCGGAGACGTCTTTGAGGATCGCCTCGGCTTTCTTGGCGACAGCGCGGCGCTTTTTCGCATCGTCGCGCAATTCGGGCGCGCTCACTTCGAGCAATTCCTCGGAGAGGCGTTGGCGTATCACTTCGAGGCTGTTGCTGTTGGTGACATTGAGCGCGGGCAGTATGTCGACCAATTCGCGGATGTTCTCGACAAGCGAGTCGCGAAAGGTGTTCTGCACCTTGCCGTCATCGTCCACGTGATAGGCTTTCAATCGCTCGGTCATGTGGCCGACGTGTTTCGCGATCCGCTCCCACACGTCGCGAACGCAACCCTGCGCCGCTTCGCCGAGCCGCGCTTCAAGCTGTTCGCGGACGCGCTTTTCTTCCATGTCGCCGAGGGCGATGCGGAAGTCCTCCGCCTCGGGCAGCGGCATGACATCGATCGCATAGGCGAACTTGCGCTGCATGTCGCTGATCGATGGGTAGTCGCTCGCTTTGAACATCGTGCCGAGCGCTTTTTTGGCTTCGGTGATGACGTCGGGATATTCGGTCAGGAATTGCGCGACGGCGGTATCGAACTGCGCCTTGAACGCATTCTGCCGCTGCATGTAATCGAAGTAGGACGCGGCGGGCAGGATGCGCGCGCCATTGTCGAGCCACGGCAGCGTGTTTTCGTAGTGGTGATACCGCGCGCCCTTCCCGAGCTCCCGCAGCTTGTCGAGCCGCTCGGCAGCGACCAGCCGTTTATTGAAGCGACCGGCGCCGTCATGGGCGCCGGCATCGCGGATCACTTTCTCGGTGATCGCGCGATCGGTGATCGATGCTTGCCAGCGCGAAATGCGGACTGAGACGAGCATCGCCTTTTCGGTAAGTGTCGTCATGGTGATCTCCTCAATGTGCGGGCGGCTCAGCCCATGATGTCGGAATTTTCGCTCGCGTATTTGATGAAGGCTTTGGTGTGCTCCACTTCGGGGCGCAGCCGCGCGCTGTCTTTGATGCAGTAGACGCCCCATTCCTTCGGCATCCGATCGACATAGCGCACGACGCGGTCGAAGTTGGTTTCGGTGGCCTTGCGCGCGAGTCCCGTTGCGATCGCGAGGCACGGCCCCGGATCGGTCGGCACTTTCGCTTTGTCGGGGTTGAGCAAGATGCCGTCGAGCGATGGCAGCTGGCGGTAGATTTGCAGGAAGCCGGCGAGCTCGCCCGCCGGTCCGCTGCCCACTGCACCTTCGAGCATCGGCAATTCGATCGTCGGCTTGATACCCTTCGCGAGGATCTGGCTGACAAACTGCCACGAGCGCGGCGACGGGTAGGACTTCTCGGTCGATTGGCGATCGTAGGCGTGCAACAGGTGCGGTCGAAAACGGATGAACGCGACCAATTCGGGCGCGATGTCGTGATCGAGCGCCCACGTGCACCAATCGTTCACGTCAGGGACGAAGGTCGCGTGGAGGAAGCGGTTCGCTTGCGCTTCGGTCATCCGCGTGACGCCGCGATAGCTGTCGGGGTTGCCGGCGGCGATCATCGCGACTTTCGGCGGCAGCACATAATCGCCGGTGCGGCGATCCAGTGTCAGCTGCAACAGCGAGTTTTGCACGAGCGTCGCGCCGCGATTGATCTCGTCGAAGAAGATCACGACATCATCATTCGGATCGCTCGGCAGCCAATCGGGTGCCGCCCAATGCGAGCGACCGTCGCCGTTGATATGCGGCAGACCCCGAATGTCGGTCGCGTCAAGCTGCGCCGATCGGATGTCGATAAGTCGCCGCTTCAACTTCGAACAGGCTTGGGCGACAAGCTGCGACTTGCCGACACCAGCCTCGCCCTCGATGTAAAGCGGGCGCTGCAATTCGATGCAGAGAATGATCACGTCGAGAAGGTCGGAAGGTTTCATCATTGCTACGGGCATGGTTGATCTCCTGTTAGAGGGTGATGATCAGCACGTCGCGGCGGGATGCCATGACGTGATCGTGTAGACGGTCGCGGAGAATGTGGAGCGGGCAGTCGTATTGCTCGCTCCATATCTGCAACCAATTTGGCGTCGCTTGCACACCGCCGCGCTCCCACGCGGTGATGCACGTGCCGGCGCCTCTCTCGAAAAGCACGACGCGGAATGTCCCGCGATCGTGCCGCTTCTCCGTTATGCGCGCTTTCAACGCGCCGCTCGGATGTTCGATCGTGATGGTCATCGGCACAATTCCTCGGGACCGAAGCGGCGAGGCGACATCTGCCCCCTTTCCCACACCGTGACGATGTACGGATCGGGCTTGCCGTTCGAACCGGCATCAAATTCGAACATGCCCTTGGTGCGAAGCGCCTCGACGATTTCGGCGACTTCATACTCGATGCTCTCGGCGAGCGCGGCGATGGTGCAGACATCGTCGCCAACTTGGACGCGCGTTCTGCCGGTGATGTTGTTGACTGTCATGGTGATCTCCGTTGCTGAGGGGTTACTGGTCGCGACAGGCGACACAGGTCGCGGCGTCGCCGTCGCACTTCGGATTGCCGCAGTAGAACCGGCGGCACGGCGGGTTGCGATTTGCGGCTCGCGCGGCGAGGACTTCCTCAAGAGTGCGGAGCGGCAGTTTCAGGTACGGTGACACGTCATCATCTGGCGTCATGGGCGATCTCCTATCGGGCGTGGCTGATGCGGTTCGCGTATTGCTGAGCGGCGGCGATCTGCCCGAATGTTTCGAGCACGATCGGGCGGACTTGTTGCGCAACGAAGATGGCGAACACACCGGCGAAAGCGGTCAGGACTAAATACTTCATGGGTGATCTCCGTGGTTGCTGTGTGGGACAATTCCCAGCGCAGCGGTCAACGTCGCATTCGGGAGCGGCGCTGACCGCTACGCTGGCATCACGCGCGATGCCGCAATGCAGCGGCAACCGCGTGGCGTAGCGGTTTGCTTTTCTCGACGATCTGTTTTCTCTCGCTGGGGCTTCGATCGATCGCTACTCGTGCGGCGGTGCGCGGCTTGGCGATCTGCGATCAGCTACTCATGCGGCGAAGCGCGCTTCGCTGATCATCTACTCGGGCGAGATTTTTCTCTGCGTCGCGACTTGACTCGGATTTCACACCGTTACTTCGGTCGGGCTCTATGAGCGCGGAAGCATTGCGGCTCTCGGCAGAGTGGCATTCGTCGAGGGCTCTTTTCTTAGCGTCGATCGCAGCTGGGTGGATCGCTGGGTCGCTTGCGCGACTGTGAGACGCTCTTTTTCTTGCGCTCATTATCTCTTATGGCGTCTCAGGGGTCACCTGAAAAACGAGCGCGTTCAATAGGCGTTTTCCGCAGTTTCCCGCGGCTCCCAGGAAATCGCTTCGGTTTCGAACGATCGGGAGCGCTGGGAGGGGTTTTCGCGACCCCCCGCGCTGGTCGCGTGATCAGTCGAGGCAACGTGTCGCGAGGTCGCAAACCGAAGCCGTCTTATCTGCGCATTGTCGGCGGCAATGCAGGACGTCGCCCGCTCAATACCCGCGAGCCGACGGCGCCGCTCAGCGTGCCCTCGCCGCCGTCGATCTTATACGGCGACGCGAAGTTGGAATGGCGGCGCGTGGCGCGCTCGCTCGCCGAGATGGGCGTCCTGTCATCGATCGATCGCGCGGCGCTCGCCGCCTACTGCCAAGCCTACGGGGTTTGGTTGCAGGCCGAGCGTCACATCAAAACGCTCGCCGACAGCGGCGACAAATACGGCGGGCTGCTGACCAAGACCACCAACGGCAACGTGATCCAGAACCCGCTCGTCGGCATCGCCAACAAGGCGCGCGCCGACATGGTCCGCTTCGCTGCCGAGTTTGGAATGACGCCGAGTGGTCGCAGCCGTGTCCAGATCGACCCGAACGCAAAGCAAAAGCAGGCGGACCCCGCCCGCAAGTATTTCTGATCCAGTAACAGCCTGGGCCGAGGCTGTGGTCGCCGGCAGTGTCGTGGCGGGCCCTCATGTCCGCAACGCCTGCCGGCGGCATCTCCTCGATCTCGAAAACGGATCGCAGCGCGGCCTTAGCTGGGACTTGGAAGCGGCGCTATGGGCGATCAACTTTTTCCACGACGTGTTGCGATTGAACGGCGGCCAATTCGAGGGTCGACCATTCGACTTGCACCCGTCGCAGATATTCAAGACCGGCGCGCTGTTCGGGTGGAAGCGAGCCGACGGGTCGCGAAGGTTTCGCCGCGCCTACATCGAGGAGGGGAAGGGCAACGGTAAGTCACCGTGGGCCGCCGGCACCGGCATGTATTGCCTCCTCGCCGACGATGAAGCGCGCGCCGAGGTCTACGCCGCGGCGAGCAAAAAGGATCAGGCGTTCGTTCTGTTTCGTGACGCCGTGGCGATGCAGGAGCAATCGCCGGCGCTGTCGGAGCGGCTCGTAAAATCGGGCGGCAACCCCGTCTGGAATTTGGCCGATCATCAAACCGGATCGTTCTTCCGGCCGATCTCGTCGGATGACGGGCAATCGGGACCGCGACCGCATTGCGCGCTGCTCGACGAAGTGCACGAGCACAAAGACGGCAAGATGGTCGAGATGTTGGAGCGCGGCTTCAAATGGCGCCGCCAGCCGCTCCTCATCATGATCACGAATTCGGGCAGCGATCGGAACTCGGTGTGCTGGCAAGAGCATCAGCACGCGGTCCGCGTCGCCGCCGGCACGATGACGCCCGACGAGGCCTTCACCTTCGTGGGCGAGCCGATCGATGATCAGACGTTCTCCTTTGTCTGCGCCCTCGATCGTGAGGATGACCCGTTCGAGGATCCCGACTGCTGGGTGAAAACCAACCCGCTGCTCGGCGTGACGGTGCAGAACGATTACCTCGCCGGCGTCGTGAAGCAGGCGAAGCAAATCCCCGGCAAACAGAACACGATCCTGCGGCTGCACTTCTGCGTGTGGACCGACGCCGACACCGCCTGGATGTCCCGCCAGGCGCTCGAAGCCTGCCTCGCCGACTTCGATCCGGCCGAGCACTACGGCAAGCCCTGCTATCTCGGGCTCGATCTGTCCGCGACGCGCGATCTGACCGCGATGGCGTTCCTCGTGCCGACCGGCATGATGACCGTCGAACGCACCGAGGCGAGCGGCCTGACTCGCGTCGTGCAGGCGGCGACCTTCGACTGCTGGATCGAGGCGTGGACGCCGGCCGAGACGATCACCGCGCGCGCGCTGCAAGATCAGGCGCCCTACGATGTGTGGGCCGATCAAGGCTGGCTCAACGCGACCCCGGGCAGCCTGGTGCGGTACGACATCCTCGCCGCGCGCGTCGCCGAGGCGGCGAACGAATACGAAATTCGCGCGCTCGCTTACGACAGCTATGCCTTCCAGAAGCATTTCGTGCCGGAGCTCGACCAGGTCGGTTGCACCGTGCCGATCGTCGAGCACCCGCAAGGCGGCAAACGGAAGGCGGCCGAGAGCGGTTTGTGGATGCCGGGCTCCGTCAAGGAGCTCGAAGCGCTGATCCTCGAAAAGCGCGTCCGCATTCTGCGATCGCCGGTGACGATCTCGGCGATCATGTCGGCGGTCATCGAGGCCGATCCCTTCGACAACAAGTGGTTTTCGAAGCGCAAGGCGACCAATCGCATCGATCCGGCCGTGGCGCTGGCGATGGCGACGGGCGCCGCCACGAGCGTCGCGGGATCACCCTACGAAAAGCGGGGCCTATTGGTACTCTGACGGAGGCCGCGCGATGGCTTTTCCCTTTTTCGGGCGCCTGATCGCGCCGTTCCGGCGTGCGCAAACGACCGGCGTTCCCAGCTACGGATTGATCCCGCCGCTCGGCAGCGTGCAATCCGCTACCGGGCTGCTGATCAGCCAAGCCACGGCAATGACCGTGGCGGGTGTCAATCGCGCCGTGACGGTGCGCGCGAACAGCGTCGCGCTGTGCCGACCGACACTGTACGCGGTCGCCGACGACGGCACGCACACGCCGCTCAAATCGGCCGATCACCCGCTCGTGCAGCTGTTGAAGCGCCCGAACCGGGTCCAGACGCGGTTCGAATTCATTCGCGATACCTGGATCGCGCTGTTGCTTCGCGGCAATGCCTATTGGGCGATCAAGCGCGATCGCCGCGGCACGCCGATCGAACTCATCTGGATCAATCCCGACGCGGTGATGATCCTCGAAGCGGTCGACGGCCAGTGGTTCTACAACGTGAACCGCATCGGTCTTTTCATGATCGAGGCGCTCCGCGAATTCCCGATCTCGATCCCGGCCGAGGACATCATTCATTTCCGCGGGCCGTCATTCAACATGCTGGTCGCCGCCTCGACGATCGGCCTGGCGCGCGACACGATCGGCCTCTCGATGGGGCAGACTCAACAGCAGGCGCGGTGGCTCGGCAACGGCGCGCGCCCCGGCGTGGTCCTCGAAGCATCGAAGCCGCTGTCCGATGCGGCGGCGAAGCGGTTGAAGCAATCGTGGGAAGATTACAACGCCGGCATTCAGAACATCGGTCGCACCGCCGTCCTCGAAGATGGCGTGACCGCCAAGCAAATGTCGCTGACGTCGGTCGATCTCGAATTCGTTGCGCAATCGAACCTGACCATGCAGGACATCGCCCGATTTTTCGGGGTGCCGCTGCGCAAGCTGTACCAGCCCGACACATCGCGCGGCTCGACCGTCATCCAAGAGGATCAGGCTTTCGTCAATGAGACGGTGAGCCCCGATCTCGAAATGCTCGAACAGAAATTGGATCGGGAGTTTAGCCTCGACGAGGACGGCCTGGTGCTCGACTTCGACGAGTCGCCGCTACTCCGTGCGGATCCCAAGACCCGCTACGACATCGGCCGGATCGGCGTGCTGTCGGGGCTGGTCGCGCCGAACGAATTCCGCAAGAGCGAACGGCTGCCGCCGGTGCCGGATGGCGACACCGTGCGCGCGCCGGTCAACCTGGCCGCGCTCGGCAGCGACATGACAGGCACCGCCGGCGACGGCGCCGGGCGGCCGGCGAACGGCGAGGAGCCCGAGCCAGGCGTGCCCACGCAGGGCGGCGGCGGCAAGACGAAACGCGATCTGCCGATCGCGCTGACGATCAACGTCGAGGCGGCCAAGCCGTCGCGACGGACCGGCACGATCACGCGGCGCGAGGACGGCTCGGCCGAGCTCGACCTGGTGGAGGCTGCGGAATGAGGCTCGTGCTCTCCGCAGCGGCGCAGGACATCATGCTGGAAGCGATGGCGCGCGCCCTCGAAGGCGGCTCCATCACGATCTACGATCGATCGCCGCCGATGTCGGCCGACGAGGCGCCCACCGATCAGCGCGCGCTCGCCGATCTCGAATTCGACAATGCGAAATTCGCCGACCACCAATTGAACGCTGCGCTCCGCGACGGCATCGCGAAGGGCAGCGGCAAGGCCACGTGGGCGCGCATCTTCGATCGCCACAAAGTCGCGGTCCTCGATTGCGACGTCGGCGAAGTGGACAGCGGCGCCGCCATCGAAATGAACACCGCCGACATCCGCAAAGGCGGCCCGGTTCTCATCGACAGTTTCCGCGCGGGAATGGGGCGGCGAGCATGAGCCTTCAATTCAGCACGACCTATCGCAACGCCCTGCTCGATCAGCTGGCGACGACGCTCGGCGGCTCCGAAGTGGTGAAGTTCTTCACCGGGTCATTGCCGGCGAATTGCGCTGCTGCCGACAGCGGCACGAAGGTCGCCGAATTCGATCTCGCCGCGTCGAGCGATTGGGCAGCCGCGAGCGGCGGCACGAAAGCGCTCGCCAGCCTGCCGCTATCCGTCACCGGCGCTGCGGCCGGCGTCGCCGGCTATTTCCGGTTCTACGACGCGGGCGCGGTCTGTCACATGCAAGGCACGCTGACGCTGACCGGCGGCGGCGGCGACATGACGCTCGACAACACGAACATCCAGAGCGGGCAGACCGTCAAGATCACCGGCTTCACGCTCACCGCGCCGGGCGCCTGATATGGCCGACAGCACGATCTCGGTCGGTGTCGACACCGGCAAGCTGGTCGACAACAGCCAGGTCACCAATCAGAGCGGGCAGACCGTCAATCGCCAGCGCGTTGTGATCGCCGATCCCGATGATCCGACCGACCTGTTCAGCCTCGACAAATTGCGCTTCGACCGACAGCTGCTCGAAATCGAAGCGATCGAGTCGGTCAATCAATCACTCGATGCCGAGGCGCGCGGTCGCGACTTCCGCACGCCGTCATTGCACAGCCGTGGGTCGAGCCTCGGCAGAGGAGCAACACGATGATTATGGAAGGTTTCGTCCGCCGCTTTCTGGCGATGAAGTCGGGCAAGAACCAAACCGAACTTCGCTTCACGCATCAGGAGAGTGTCGCGGTTGGGCTGGTCGAGCCGATCAACTTCGAATTTACGCGCGCCGGCCGACGGTTCTTCCTCGGCAACAGCGCGGCGGCAACGGGTATCGCGCCGGTGCAGGCGGTCCCCACGACGGCCGCACAGTGGGTCATCTGGAACGCCGATCCGGCTGCGACTTATTTCTTCGAGGAACTCGGCGCAATTCTCGCGTCGGGCACCCCGGGGCTCGGCGCCAGCCTGTTGTTCGCGCTGTTTTCGGCGCCAGCGCAAACCGGATCGAGCGCGACCGGCATGTCGGTCCAATCGGCATCACAGGGCTCGCGCGCGAGCAAGGCGATCATCAAGTCGGGCGTGACGATCACGACGCCGGCGGCACCGGCCTGGTTTCAGCTGGACGAAAGTCGCGATGCTATTGCTGCGGCGGCTTTCTCGACGGGCTATGCGAACGGGCTATTTCGACGCGATCTCGCCGGCGCGATCGCCATTCAGCCCGGCCAGGGGCTCGGCCTCGCGGTCATGGCACCGACCGGCACGACGCCGCTCTACATCCCGATGGCGCGCTGGGTCGAACAAGAAACCGACATGGAATAATTTCACTGACTTCACTGACCGCACCGCCCGCCTGGGCGGTTTTTTAATGCCCGAAGGGAGCGCGCATGTCGCTCGGCCTTTGGGAATTCAGCTGGGACATTTGGGCGGCGCACGCTACGGCGACGGCGACCATCGCGCCGATCACGCTGGCTGCGACCGCCACCGCCGAAGTCCATGCGACGTGCTCGGCGACGATCGACCCGATCACCCTCGTGGCGACCGGCGTTGTCGAGGTTCACGCCACCGACAGCGAGACGATCGGCGCCATCACCCTCGCCGGCACCGGCGCGGTTGAAGTCCATGCCGCGCTCTCGGAAACGATCGACCCGATCACGCTGGCTGCAACCGGGGCCGTCGAGGTCCACGCCACGAGCTCGGCGGCGATCGCGCCGATCACCCTGGCCGCGACGGGCATCGTCGAGGTTCATGCGAGCGATGCCGAGACGATCGGCAATATCGCGATCACCGCAACGGGCGCGGTCGAGGTTCACGCCGCGGCCGCCGTCACGATCGACCCGATCACGGCCGCCGGCGCCGGCCAGGTCGAAGTTCACGCCACGAGCTCGGCGACCCTCGATCCGATCACGCTGGTCGCGACCGGCACGGTGCAGGCCAACGAAGTCAGCGCCACCGCCGACGCGACGATCGACCCGATCACGCTCAGCGCCACCGGCCAGGTCGAGATCAGCGCGACCCTCAACGCGACGATCGACCCGATCACGGCGTCCACCGGCCCTGTTTTTGACATTCGCGCACAGGCGATCGCGGCACAGGGGATCCTCGGCGGGCCCGGCGTCCGCCGGCGACGGCCGCGACCCCGCAAGGGCAGCGCGAGCCTCAGCCTTCCGCCGCCCTGGCTCAACGCCCGCGGCTCCGTCTCGCCGCCGGCGACGGGTCGCTTCCTCGCCGAGCTCGACAATCCGCTGACGCTGCACGCTCGCGGCGTGGTCGGCACGACAGGCCGCTTTGCCGGGCATCTCGCCAACCCTTTGACACTCCGCGCGCACGGCGCGATCGGCAATGCCGGTCGGGCAGCAATGGAATTCCATTGGGATCCCATTGTCGCCGCGCGCGCCTGGGCCGCCCCGGTTGGTCAGAGCCGCCCCGTCACGATCATCGCGGCGCCCTCGATGCGCGCGATCGGTCGGCACCAGCATTTCACCGACGCCGAGCTCGACGAGATCGTTGCCCTGCTCGCCGCCTAAACGAGGATTGATCATGAGCGAAAGCCGTACCGTGAAAGCCGGCACCGCCGGCGGCGTCGACATCAACGTGAACCATCTGCCTTTCGATCACGCGGTGCCGAAGAAGGTCCAACTGAGCGCCGATTACATCTTCACGCCGGCGCCCGGCTACGTGACGCCGCCCGACATGACCGGCGCCGCGCCCTCCAAACGGATGCAGCAGACGCAAACGCGGCTCAGCGGCACCACGGTCACGCTGTTGAAGGCCGAGGCCGACGCGCTGATCGCCGCCGGGAAGGCGACGGCTGTTTGATGCCGATCGATCTACCGCCTGAGCCGCCGATCGACGAGTCGCGGCGCGGCATCCTGACGATCAACGAGGGCGGCTTGCTCGCGCTCTTGGGGCTCAAGGGACATCGCATCGAGGAGATGCGGATCACGACCGGCGGCAATCTGCAAGTCGAGCTCGTCGGCGAGGACATGCCGATCGGCACGCTGCCGAAGCCGGTCGTGCTGATCTGCCACGTCGGCGGCGACCAGCGCGAATTGTCGTGGGAACACAAACCCGAGAAACGATGGCGGGTGCGATGAGGACTTACAACGGACTGATCTTCGCCGGCGCGAACGGCTCGCTGTTTGCCGCCGTGCATGTGGTCGATGCCGAGGACGTGGTCGCCGGCAAGGCGGCATTCGGGATCGGCGCCACGCGCATCTTCGGTCAGGCCGTGCAAATCGTGCGCGCCGGCGCGATGGTCACCGACGATGTCATGATCGATAATTCGAATGCCGTCCTGACCATTTCGAACGGCGTCGCCTATGAGCTCACCGTCGGCGACGTGATCAACGTCGTGGCGCTCGGCGCCTGATCAGGGAGAAGCACATTGACGCAGCCGCCGCCGATTACGCCGAACGCCGGTCAATTCATCCTCGAAGGCCTGCTATGTGGCGGCGGCCTCGTCGTGGTCGGGTTGCTGATCGCCCTTGCGATCGTCACTTGGCGCGATCGTCGGCTGCGGCGGAAGTATCACCTGAATTGACGCCATGAACGTCCGCAGGCGATAGCCGTCCCACTTCGCCTCGATTTGCAGATGCGCCGCGATCTGCTGCGCGATTTCATTCGCGACGCTGCGGCGTATGTGATCCATCGGCAAGTGCACCATGCCGGCCGCGTCGGTCGCGAAATAGCGCGCGCCGGTCGCGATCAATAAGCGGTCGATCGGCACGAGCACAAACCCGGCATCCTTCGCCGCTTCTGCCAGCGTGATCGGCACCGGATCGGGCGCATCGACGCCTTCGGTCATCGCGTAGAGCCTCACCATCGAAAGCCTCTCCCATGACAATGATCCGCGGCGTTGTCGCCGCTGAAATCCGCGCGCTCGGTGATGACGAAGTCGAGGTCATCATGTCAACCGGCATGATCGCGCGCGACGGGCACATCCTGGTGCCGCAAGGCGCGATCCTCGACAACTATCGCAACAACCCGATTTTCCTGTGGCAGCACGACCAGCGAATCCCGGTCGGTCGCGCCGAGGAAATCGCCATCGAGGGCGACAAGATCAGGGCGCGCGTGCGCTTCGCGCCGACCGGCATCTCGGCTGACGCCGACAAAGTCCGCGGCCTGGTCAAGAGCGACATCGTTCGCGCCGTCTCGGTCGGCTTCGATCCGCTCGACGGCGAGCCGCTCGATCCGAAAAAGCCGAAAGGCGGCCAGCGCTTCACCCGGTGGGAGCTCCTCGAATGCTCATTCGTGAGCGTGCCCGCCGATCCAGGCGCGGTCGTGACCGCGCGCGACATGGAGACACCCGACATGACGGAAGGCACCACGGCGGCGACCGCAACGCGCGCCGCTGAACCGATCTATTACGCCAACATTCGCGGCCTGTGGGACGTCGCGCGCCTTGCCTGCCTCCTCGAGGATTTGGGCTGGGAGCAAGCCTGCGCCCGGTTCGAGGCGGAGCTCGAAGGCGACGGCTCGGCCGTGCCGGGGATGCTCGCGAACGCATTGTCCTCGCTCGGCGAGGCGCTGATCACGATGACGCAGGAGGAGGTCGGCGAGTTCCTCGAAGGTCGCGGCATCGAGATCGACGAGGATGAGGAGCTCGACGAGCTCGACGACGACGATCGCGCCACGGTCGCGGCTTCGGCCAATCCCGCATTGAAGCGCTTTCGCCTGGCGGTCCGCCGCGCGCGACGCCTCCAAAAGCGCGACGATGATGCCGCCGGCGAGATCACGATGTCGGCCGGCGCGATCGCGCGCTGCCGCGAGCACCTGGCGCACCACGAGTCGGCGATGGAAAACCATCGCGCTGCGATGCGGGCGCACAAGCGCGCCGCCGATTGCATCCGCTCCATCCCCGGCGTCGGCGACGGCGACGAAAACGACGGCCAGCAAATCCAGACATCGGCCGGCACCGCCAAGAGCGATGGCTCGGAAGGCGATCGCGCCGCCGAGGCGCTGGCGCGTACCGCCGACATCGATCGGCTGCGCCGGCTCGGCGAGCTCAACGCGCGGTCCCTGTCGTAAATGCCGAGCGATCGCCGCGTTGTGCGGGCGCAAGGCACGGTGACATCGAACAACCGCCGGCAGATCGGCGTGTTGGTCGAGCACGCGACCTTCGAACGCCTCGCCGACATGGCACACCGGCGCTCGATTTCCGTCGCAGCGCTGATCCGTGAAGTGCTCCCCAAAGCGCTCGGCGGACCTATCAGTTTCGCCGTCGTGCCAACCGGCTCGCGCGTGATCCTGCCAACCGGCGAGATCATCGAGGGCGCGCCGATCGACAGCGACGATTACCGCGCGACGGCGCGTGATCTCGGCTATGGCGAGGACACCCTCGCTATGTGCCAGGAGCACGATCCGCTCCACGCGCGGCTCTGCAATTGGCTTGGCGTCGAGAGTCACGCGCTGCGGCACGCCGCTGGTTTGCCGCACGACGCTCGCCTCGCCACGCTCGAAGAAGCCGCGGTTCTCGCGGTGCAAAAGTTCACCCGCGCAATGCGCGCGTGAGTCGCGGGCGCGATCCAACGCGCTCGCCTTTCCTGCCAACGATCACCGCGCCGAACGGCCCGACGGCGCATCCCTCCCATTGATTGAGGTTTCCATGACCGAAAACACTCGGGTCGCAGACCTTTTGCGTCAACGCGGCGAGGCGTTCGATCGCTTCGCAGCGCTCGCCGAAAAAGACACCCTCACCGCCGAGGAGCAAACCGCCTACACGACGGCGCGCGCCGAGGTCGATCAACACGACGCGGCAATCGCCCGCGCGAAGGAATTGCAGACACGCTCGGCTGCAACCGCTCGCCCGGTCGCCGGCCAGGAGAATCAGCGCGCTCGCCTGTTCGCCTCGCCGGAGAACGATCCGTATCTGTCGGACGAAGCGGCTCGCAACCGCGGCCTCGAAACCAAAAAGGGCCTCGTCGTCGGCGGCATGATGCGCATGATCGGCGGCGCCGCGACGCACGAAAATCCGGCGCTTCTCGCGGCGCAGCTGTATGGCGAAAGCCATCCGGTTACGCGCGCGCTCGTGGTCGGCACCGGCTCGGCCGGCGGCCTGATCGTGCCGCCCGATTACATGAGTGAGATTATCGAATTGCTGCGCCCGAAGGCACAGGTGCGCGGCGCCGGTCCTCGCGTCATTCCGATGCCGCGCGGCACGATGCGCATTCCCGGCCAGGACGCCGCGGCGACCGCCTCGTATCAGAACGAAACGAAGGCGATCACGCAGTCTCAGCAACGGCTGCGCAGCATCATCGCAGCTTACAAAAAGCTGACCGCGTTGGTGCCTGTCAGCAATGACATGATGAGGTACGCCGACCCGGCGGTCGACGCATTCGTTCGCGACGATCTCGTCAAGGTCATCGCGCTCCGTGAGGACAAGGCCTTCCTGCTCGACGACGGCACGCAGGACACGCCGAAAGGAATGCTCGCTTTCGCGAATTCCTGGGTCGAGGCCAATGCTGGCACGGTTGGCGTGTTCTCGACCACGGCCGCGTCAACGCTCGCGGTCAATGGTGCCGATCCGGCGAACAGCACCGGCGGCAACTTCATCACGTCAACGTCGGGCTACACGCTGGCGACGGTCGCAAGCGAGCTCGGCGGCGCGATCAATCGCCTCGACCAGGCGAATGTGCCCGACGATCGCCGCGTGTGGTTCATGAACCCGCGTTCGAAGAATTACCTGTTCAATGTCCAGAACTCCCTCGGCGTCTACGTGTACCGCGAGGAGATGAGCGACGGGACGCTGCTCGGGTATCCCTTCAAGCTGACGACGCAGATCGGCACGAGCTATTGGGACGCGAGCGCGACCAATAAGGACCTGTCGTTCGTATTCCTCGCCGAGATGACCGAGGCGATGATCCTCGACTCCATGCAGATGGAGCTCGCGGTGTCGCGCGAGGGCACGTACGTCGACTCCAATTCGAACACGGTCAGCGCGTTCCAGAGTGATCAGACGATCATTCGGGCAATCGCCGAGCATGACTTCCAGCTTCGCCACGACCAAGCGGTTGCGGTGATCCAGGCGGTCCGCTGGGCGCCGGCGATCAGCTAATCGCCCACGCGACCGATTGAGTGAGCCCCGGCCATTGCGCCGGGGCTTCTCGTCTCTGCCTGCCTTCACCTTTCGGGAGATTTCCGATGACGGACATCCTTGTGTCCAAGAACATTGGTGCAATCGTCACTGTCAAAAACGGTTCCACCAACAACACGCTGACCGCTGCGGGCGCCGGCGACAACACCACGAAGAACGGCGTCGCGATCGATCGCATGGGCCTCGGCGCCGGTATGCCGCTGTCGATGGTCGCTTCGGTGCTGTTCGATGCGACACTCGCCTCGGGCTCGACGCTGACGGCTCTGATCACGGTTTCCGACAGCGCCGACAATTCGACCTTCGCCGCTTATGCGAGCGAGGCGGCCGCAGTGACGGTCGCGACCGGCCCGTCCGGTGGCGGCGTCGTCAGCGGGTGCCATTCCCTCGCGGTCGATCTGTCGAGCGCGCGCCGGTGGGTCCGTGTCGATCACGTGCCGCATCTGACCCGCGCTGGCACCGATACCGCGATCACGCGCGCGGCCGCCACGCTGGCCGGCTTCGATCGCCTCGTCGCGCCGGCGTCGGTCTAAGCGCACGGCTAAAGCGCACGCGGTGCGGTTATGCCCGAATTCGGGCCACGGACGAGCGACGAGGACATCGCCGCTCTCCGTGCGCTCGTCTCACGGCTGCACCGCCCGCGTGTCATCGAAATCGGGTCCTGGCTCGGTCGCACCGCGCTCGCGATGCGCCAGGCCGGGGCCGACCAGGTGCATTGCGTTGATACCTGGCTCGGCACCGACGATCCGACCGATCTGACCTTCGAGCTCGGCCGCCATCATGGTCACGCCGGGCTCCTGCGCGCCTTTTGCGAGAACGTCGGCGAGGACCTCGGGGTCGGGGTTTTCCCGTATGTCGGCGAGTCGATCTTTTGGGCGGCGCACTGGCAATGGCAAGCCGATCTGATCTTCATCGACGCCACGCACTCCTACGAGGCCGCGATCGCCGACATCCGCGCCTGGACGCCGCACGTGCGCAAGGGCGGGATCCTCTGCGGCCACGACTATTGCCCCGCCTGGCCGGGCGTTAAACGCGCCGTGCAGGAAACCGGCGGCTTTCAGGTCAACGCCACCGTTTGGTGGCGCCTCGTCATGTGATCCGCGGTCGCCAACCCCGCGGGGGGCCCGATCCGCAGTGTTGCCCCTGGCGCTGCGGGTCGGGTCGGCGACCGAGTCTCGAGTTTTTTGGCGGTCCGGAAATCCGGACTCGCGAGCAAAGCCGCCGCCGATATCGGTGATAACCGGTTGTCAACGCGCCCGCCTTACGGTCGCTCGATGAACCGACGTCGCCGGGGGCGGACGATCGCGGTGCCGGCGGTGCTGAGCGCCGAATTCGATGAGCGCTATCGCGCCGCTCGGGCAGTCGATCCCGAGCGAGCCCAGCGCTTGCTCGACCTTGAGGTTCGCCGGCAAGGCGTGGTCTGCGCCGCACCGGTTCGGGCGCGGCGATCGCGCCGTATCGGCCACAACCGAGGCGCACGATGACCGACGGGGTTTACCGTCATCCGCCGGGCAAGCTGAGCCGCTGGGGCGTCGTCGATGTCGGGCTGAAATGCCCGCATTCCTGCCAGTTTTGCTACTACGTCCATCTCGACGGCGCCGAGGACCCGTTCAGCGGGATGCGCCGCGCCAAGTTTCATTCGACCGGCCACATCCTCGAACTCGCCCGCGCGCTCAAAACGGCCGACTTTGTCGGCTTCGATGTGACCGGCGGCGAGCCCAGCTTGCACCCGGGGATCGTCGATCTCGCGGTCGAGGCCAAGCGGCTCGACCTGGCCATGCGCGTCATCACGCTGGGTCAATTCCTGACCCGCAAGGTGCCGGCCTCCGGCAGCGATACGCTATTGGACGCGCTGCTCAAGGCCGGCGTCGCCGACTTCCTGCTCTCGGTTCACGCCGTCGAGGAGGAGCAATATCACCGGATCACCGGCGGCAGCTGGGCGAAGCTGCTGCAGGCCATGCGCGAGCTCGACCGCGCCGGCTTCGACTACTGCACCAACACGACCGTCCACGAGGGCAATTTCCGCGAGCTCCCGGCGATCGCCGACGAGATCGCCAGCCACCGGGTCTATGTCGCCAACCTCATCATCATGAATGCCTACTACGCCTGGTCGCGGCCGGGCGCCGAGGCGCAGGGCGTCCAGGCGCATTATTCGGCGGTCCGCCCCTACGTGCTCGAAGCGCGCGACCGGCTCGAAGCGGCCGGCATCGCGGTCAACGTCCGATATGCGCCGCTCTGCACGATGCGCGGGGCCGAGCGCAACCTGGTGGGCATTGTGGGGGTCAGACACGATCCGCACGAATGGATGAACGCGATCGACCACATCGAGCCGCGATCGCCGAGCTCGATGGGTCAGCGCCTCGCCCTGCAGGACCACGACGCCGGCGCGCCCTTCATCCCGGCCCCGCCCGGCGAGATGATCACCGTCGGCGGCCGGCCGCTGCCTCTCCTGGCGCGGCGCCACGGCAAGGTCTTTCCGAGCTCCTGTCGCGGCTGCGCGGCCGCCTATGTCTGCGACGGCGTCGATCCGCGCTATCTCGCCGAGCGCGGCGATCACGAGCTCGAACCCTACAGCACGTTCCGCGGCGACCTCATCGATCGGGAGCGGCTGGCCTACCAACCCGCCTTCATCTGCAAAACGGCCCCGCTGGCGCCCGCCCGTGAGGCTGTGAGGGCCGCTTTCAATCGGGGGGACAATGTGGCTGCTGCCGAGTAAGGCGCGTCCAGCGAGCCTGGCGCGCTTCTTTGGGGCGTTCGAAAAGACCGGCGGATCGACGCCGGGGCTCGTGATCGTCGATCACGTCGATTGGTCGGCGCACGTCGAGGCCTACGAGACGATCGCCCTGCCGATCGGCTGGTCGTGGCGAATCACCGACGGGGTGACCCAGGGCGACAAGCTGCGCGAGATTTGGGTCGACGTCGAAAACTGCGCCTGGCTCGGGCTGATCGGCGACGATTGCGTTCCGGAAACGACCGGCTGGGATCGCGCCCTGGTCGGCGAGCTCGACGGCAGCAATTTCGTCCACTGCAATGACGGCTGGCAGGCACCGCGCCGGGTCGGCAATTGCTGGATCATGGCCGGCGACCTGGTGCGCGCGGTCGGCTACATCTTCCCGCCGGGGCTGCATCACCTGTTTGTCGACGACGTGTGGGAGGAGCTCTCGCGTCGAGTCCGCGGCATCCGCATGTGCCGCATGGACGTGATGGTCCGCCACCGGCACGTCATGGCCGGCATGGCGGCAGCCGACGACACCCACCGCTCCGTCTACGGCACCGGCTTTTCAGGCGAGCAGGGCGCTCCCGATCGGAAGAACGGGTTATGGACAACCGACGAGGCGACCTACACCGCCTGGCTCGCCGGCGACGCCGAGCGAGCGGCCGAAGCCATTCGTGCCTTACGGCGCGTTGACGCCCAGGTCAACAACGAGGCCGAGCTCCAACAGAAGCGCATGGCGCGGGTCGCCAAGCGATCGGTGCTATTCGCGCTGCCGGTGCACGACAAGTTCGAAGCCGGCTGTTTCGTCTCGTGGACCGAGACGATCACGCTCCTCGAACGGATGAAAATCCGGCGCAGCGAGCAGCTGATCATCGGGAGCTCGAACCTACCCAAGGCGCGCAACCGCCTCTGCGCCTACTTCCTCGCCGGCGATTGGGACGATCTCGTTTTCATCGACAGCGACATGGAGTGGCCCGCCGGCGGGATCGTGCGGCTGCTGGCGTCGGACAAGCCGATCATCGGCGCGGTCGGTCGGCGCAAGTGCGAGGAGCTCAGCTGGTGCACGCTCTTGATGCCGAAGGGCTCGCTGGTCAATCAGGATGATATGGGCGCTCTCGAAGTGCGCCGCGTCGGCACCGGGCTGTTGAAGATTTCGCGCGAGGCCTTCGAAACGATCATGAAGGCGCGACCGGATTTACACTGCGAGCCCGCCGATCCCGACATGAGCGAGGCCGAGCGCGCGCTCTATCATCGATTTTTCCAGCACGGCGAGGCCGACGCCGGCGAGGATTATTTCTTCTGCGATCTGTATCGCGAATGTGGCGGTCAGATTTGGATCGATCCGACGATCAAGCTGGGGCACACCGGAACACATACGTGGTTCGGCACCTTCGGCGACGAGCTCGGCGGTCTGTTCGAAGTCGCCGAGGCGGCATGACAGACTGCAAGATCGAGACAGGGGCCGGCTGGATCAAATTTCACTCGTGCCCCTCAGTCGCCGAGTGCTCGCTATTCCGTCGATGCCGATTGTCGCCGATCCCGCTGGGCGTGCTGGGCGTGCGATCGGGCGACGGCATCGCCGTTCTCAAATGCGCGCAGCCGATCAGCGCGGCGCAAGAGCAACGCATCCGCGATATGTGGCAATGGCTCAACGATCCGAAGTGGCATCGATCGACGCCGCCGCTCGCCATCCTCGAACCGGGCTGCGATCTCACGATCCTGCGCGACGACGCGCGGGCGAACGCCAACTATTCGGCGATCTTCGGCGACAGCGCATGATCACGACCATCGTCCTCCTCGTCGCGCTGATCATGTGCGGCGGCGAAAGCCCGATGCCATTCATCGCCGCGATCTTCGCGGTGATCATGTTCAACGTGTTCTGAAAACATCAGGGGCGGGGAGCACCCGAAACTCCCCGCCCCTTCCTCGGCCGGCTGGCGGACCGCACCCAACGGTCGATCACCCTCCTACAGGACGAACAATGCTTTCGCAACCGGGTCGCTTCATGCGGCCCTTTTTTGTGGCGCAACCGTCGATGCCTCAACCGTGGAAATTGATCGAATTCGTCGAGCACTACCCCGGCGGATTTCAGATCGGCACGCAACGCGGCGTCCCGCCCGACGTCGCCGAAAAGCTGGTCGGCGAGGGCGTCGCGCGAATCCTTCGCACGCTCGGCGAGGAGCCGACGCCGGCGCCGGTCACTGCGCCCAGCCCCACACCCGAACATCATCGCGGCAAGCCGCCGCGTCATGAGAGGACGCGATGAACCTCCTGCAAAGTTACGCGATCGGCGCAGCCGTCACCGGGCAGACGCCGGGGCCTGTCGTCAAGTTCAACGCGCAACCGCGCGCGCTCACGATCCAGGCGAATTTCGTCTATGGCGCCGGCGGCACCACCGCGACCGCTTACGTGCAGACTTCGCACGATGGCGGCGCGAATTGGACCGACATCGCGGCCTTGCAATTCACCACGGCGGGCGGCCGCAAGACCGTCAATCTGACATCGCGCACGCCGGTCACCACGCCGGTCGTGCCGAGCGATGGCTCGATGACCGCGAACACGTGCCAGGACGGCATCTTGGGGCCGATGTACCGCGTCAAGGTCACCACGACCGGCACGTACACCGGCACCACGACGCTCTCCGTCGACATCGCCAGCGATCAGGCGACTTTCCCGAACGCCTAAAACCGGAGCGACGCGGATGGCAATGCGGTGCATCACCACTCTGCTGTCGCCGGCGGACAGCTATGACCTGGTCACGCTCGACGTGGTCAAGGCCGAGCTCCAGCTGACCGACGATGCAAGTGATCCCTGGCTGAAAACCGCGATCACTCAGGTGTCCGCCGCGATGGCGCGCTTTTGCAATCGATCGAACGCGATCGCGAGCGAGGCATCCTTCGCCGTCGAGACGGTGCAAGACCTGTTCTACCCCGAGCGCGACGCCTATCCGTTCCAGGTGCCCGGCGGCGCCTCCGTGTTGCAGCTGTCGCACTGGCCGGTCACGAACATCCTCGAAGTCAACATCACCGATCCGGCGGGCGCCACGCCGCAGATTTTGGTCGCGGACACCGATTACGTGCTCGACGCCTCGGTTGGGCAGCTGATCAGGCTTGACGCCTTCATGGCGTACCCGACGCAATGGGTGCCGATCCGCACCGCCGTCAAATACTCGGGCGGCTTTGACCCGATCCCCGATGATGTGGTCGATGCCGCGCTGCGCTGGGTCACGATGCGGTGGTCCGATCGTGGCCGCGACCCGAACCTGAAATCGCTCGAACAGCCGATGGTCGGCACCAAGACCTATTGGGTCGGGGCGCAGCCGATGACCGAGGGCGTTCCGACCGAGATCGCGAGCCTCCTGATCAAGTATCGCGTGCCGGTCAGCGCATGATCGAATTCACGATCGACGTCAACACCAACCACATCATCGCGCAATTCGAACAGCTGCCGGCGGCGTTGCAAGTCCGCCTGCGCGCGATCATCCAAACGCAGACCGAGCGGCTTCTCGCGATGGTGCAAGGCGGCGAGCCGGTCCGCACCGGCGCGCTGCGATCGCACACGACCAGCTTCATCGACGCCGGCGAGGACTTCGTTCGCGGCCGCGTGCGAATTCTCAACGATGCCTCGGGCAAGTTCCATGCGCGCGCCGGCGCCCTCGAATATGGCGCACATCGCGCGACGCGAGTGTCGGCGCATCAGATGATGCTCGGCCATGCGTGGGGCGCAGCCATCGAGCCGCGCGCGGTCATGGTCGAGGCCTACACGCGGCAGCTGAATTTGCCGGAACTGCGCTTCCTGCGCGGACCCTTCGAACAGATACGCGCTGCGGTGCTCGCCGAAGTGCAGCGCGCCGTCGACGCCGAGATCAGCCGGGCGCACAGCGCCTAGTCCAGTTTAACGCGGTGCGCATCGCGCATCCGTGCGCGAGGGCGTGTCATGAATCGAAATCTGATTCTCGACACGCTGCTGGCAAAGCTGGCGGTGCCGCCCCTCTCGTTTCAATTCGCGGCCGACATTCAGGCCAATCAGGTCTCGCTCAACAGCGTGAGCCTCGCCGATCTGGCGAACCTGTTGCCGGGGATGCCATTGCGCGGGCTCGGGCTCGGTCCCGATTGCGTCCTCGCCACGGTTGATCCGCCCACGATGTCGGTGCCGGCGATCAGCACCGGAATTCAGGTCACGATCCAACAGGGCGTCGCGACGATCGGGCGCCGATTGAAGATGTGGACCGAAGTGCCGGTGCAGCCGGCTCTGTTCCTGGTCGAAGCGAATGAAGAATACCCGCCGCGCCCGTCGAGCGCGCCGGCGCGGTCAAACCTCGATGCCTTCGTGTGGGTCTACTACCGCACCACCGGCCCCGAAGCGGTGCCGGCGAAGGTGTTGAACGGGCTCCTCGACGGGATCGAGGCAGCGCTGACGCCGCCGCGCAATTCGCCGACCGGCGTTTGGCAAAATCTTGGCCTCGGCACCGTCATTCACGCGCGCATCGAAGGCCATGTCCTCAAAGACCCGGGGCATCTCGACGGTCAAGCGATCGCGCGAGTGCCGCTGGTCATCCAGGTCGCGCAAACCGGCACGACCAAACCGCTCTAACCTCGGAGAACCGCCATGAGTTTCACGCACACCCTCGGCGTCACGTACAAAACCGGCGAAGGCACGGTCATCTCGGTCAATCAGAACTATGTGGCCGACGGTCAGATGGACATCGACGACATCGTGCCGCCGTCCACGACCAACAAGGAATACGATCTGCCGATCACGCTCGCCAACGTGAAGTCGCTGGTTATTTCGTCCGATCAGGCGCTCACGATCAAGACCAATTCGAGCGTCACGCCGTCGGACACCATCACCGTCAAGGCCGGCATTCCGATCACCTGGAATACCGACAACATCAATTCGATCCCGTTCGCGACCAACGTCGCCAAGATGTTCATCACGAACGGCGGATCGAACAGCGCCAATCTCAAGGTGCGCGTCGCCACGACGATCTAACGCCGCTCGCTCGGCGAGATCGCAGCAGCCGCCGGGGAAACTCGGCGGCTTTCTTTTTGCCTAAAGACGGAGACGCCCAATGGGCACGCCTGTCACCTATCAAATTCTGCAATCCGGCCAGCTACAGGTCGGGGTGCAATTCATCGGCGCGAACAGCGTCGGCCCGCAATTGACGATGACTCTGCCGCGCGTGCTGATCACGCCGGCGGCATCGCTCAACATGATCCACGATGAGTGGGGCCAGCTGACGCTCGACGGCGAGGTCCTGGTCGACATCACGACCGGATCATTCGGCACGATCGTCCATCCCGACAGCGGCGCCACGTCGCCTCTGCCCGATGAGTATTACATCGGCAAGGGCATCGTGAGCATTCAGCAGGCCACCGACACGTCGTACATCGATGTCGGCAACGTGCCGCAATTCGAATTCACGCCGGAAGTCAAAAAGCTGGATCACTACAGCAGCCGGCTCGGCATCAAGACCAAGGATAAAACCGTCGTGCAGGAGAAGGCGGCGAAACTCAAGATCGTCCTCGACGAGTGGACCGCTCGCAATCTGCAAATGATGCTGATGGGAGTCTGATCGGACTCCATCGGGAATGCCGCCCGCCGCGAGGCGGCTTTTTTTATGAGGTTGGCAAATGCCGGTTGGCTTACTCGACATCGCGCCGCGAGACGAACGGCGCGAGACGCTCAAGGTCGGAGATCAGGAGATCGAAATTCGCGGGCTCACCGTTCCCGAGATGGGGCGGCTGTGCAAGCGGTTCCCCGATCTTCGCATCTCGCTGTTCAATGACAGCGCGCCCGAGGATGTCAAGGCAGCCGGGATGCTCGAAGCCTGGCCGGCGATCGTCGCGCTCGGCGTCGTCAAACAGCCCGGCGAAACGGCGACCGATGCAGAGCGGGAAGCGGCGATCAATCGGATGCCGCAGGAGATGATGCTGGCGATCGGCACCGCGATCATGCGCGTGACCAACCCCGAGAAGCCGAAGGATGGTGAACGCCCTTTGGCGCCGGCGGCGGAGGCAGCGCTGGCGGCCGCCCTCGAAGAAGCACGAGCGGCCGGAGCGGCGAGCACGAGCTCTGCGCCGCCCTCGAACTCCTAATCGCCTGCGGGCACCGGCGCGAGGACCTGTGGCACTACACGCCGCGGGAAATCGTCGCCTGGGCCACGCTCGCGAATGAACGCCGGCGGCGGGAGCTCGCCGAAAATCTGACCGTCGCGGTGCTCGGCGCGCGCGGCGAAAAGAGCGAAGTCGAAACCCGCCTGCGCGAGTGGTCCGATGGCTGACAATCTGACGATCGCAATCGGCGCAGATAGCACCAAGCTGCGCAGCGATCTCGCCGTCGTGCAGGCGCAAATGCGCCAGTTCGGCACCGAGCTCCGGCGCGCGGCACAGGACTCGCTCAAGACCGGCGACACGTCGGGGCTGGCCTCGATCGCGAAGAATTTCGAGGCGGCGCGGGTCAAGGCGGGCGAGCTCACCGCCGCGCTGCGCACCCAAGCGACCGAGCACGCCGGTTTCCGCGGCGCCCTTCTGAGGTCCGCAGAGGCACTCCGCGGCGCTCGCGAACACATGCACGCCTTCGGGGAGTCGGCTCGCAATGTCGGCGAGCGCGTGTTCCCGCACTTCCGCGAAATCCTCGCCCTCAGCGTCGGCGTCGCCATCGTCGAATTTGTGCGCAAGCTGAAAGAGGCGAACGCCGAAATCCGCGAAACCGAGAACCTGGCGAAAGCGCTCGGCGTCACGAATGAGGCGATGGAAGGCCTCGAATTGGTCGGGGCGCAAGCTGGGCTGTCGATGGGCACGTTCGGTCGCGCGCTGGCGATCTCGGCACGCCATATCGGCGAGGTCAGAGAGGAGACGATCACCGCCACCGGGCAGATGCCGGGCGCTGTCTCGGAATTGCGCGGCAACATGGCGCACATCGCCGACGTCGGCACGCGCCTCGCCGGCGGGATGAATCAGGCCAATCAGAGCATTCTGGCCGCCACCACGATCATGCGCGGCGGCGTGAAGCCGGCGATCGATTTCAAACACACCTTCGACGATCTGATCAATGACACGCAGAAATTCCCGGCGACGCTCGAAGGCAATTTGAAACTCCAAGTCGCCATCGCCGATCGCATCACCCACATGAAGGATAAGACCGTCCAGGCGGCATTGGCGCAAAAGCAATACGGGCGCAATTGGTTCGAAGTCATCGCCGCGCTGGAAAATCTCGGTCCGAAATTGAAGGCGGCCACCGAGGACATCGAGCACAGCCATCTCGCGATCACCGACACCGATCGCAAGCGCGCGCGAGCGTTCAATTCCGAAACCGCCGTGATGGGCGTCTACGTCAACAACCTGAAAAAGATCGTCGCCGCCGCGCTCGGCCAGGGACTCATCCCGTTTTTCAAGGGCATGGAGGCGGTGCTCAAGGGCAACGCCGACTCGATCCGCGCCTGGGCCGAGCAAGCCGGCAAATACATCGGCGACACCGCGCAAGATTTCCTCGCGCTGTTCTCATTCGGGAAGGTGCAATCGAACGCGACCGGCTTGACGAAAACGCTGGTCAGCCTCGGGGAGACTGCCGCACGCACGTTCCGCATTTTTCGGGGCGCGCTCGATTACATGCGAATCGCCCTCGACGCGATCGCCGCCGGGTTCAATCAGGCGTTCGGCACGCATATCAACGCCGAATTGGTCGGCGCTGTGTTGCTGTTCGGCAAACTGAGCGGCCTGTTCTCGCTGGCGGCGACCGGCGTTGGATTGCTGACCGACGCCTTTCGCGGTTTTGTCATCGTGTCGCGGTTCTTCGTGACGACGCCGCTCGGCATGATCCTGTTCGCGATCGCGACCGTTGCGCTCGTGATCTACAAAAATTGGGACACGCTCAAGCCGCTGTTTGTCGCGACCTGGAACTTGATGAAAGCCTTCGGCGGCTGGGTCAGCGATACCTTCACCGGCATTTGGAGCAAATCGGTCGGCGCGATCGAGGACCTGTTCAACGGCCTGTGGAATTGGATCAAGGCGGTTTTCGACAAGGTCATCAACGCGGCGAAGGAAGCGGCGAAGTGGGTCGCGAAGGCGTTCGGCGCCAGCAGCGGCGGCAGCACCGATAACGCGCCCGAGACGGCCGGCGGTCACGCGCGCGGCGGCTATATCCGCGGCCCCGGCAGCGGATCGAGCGACAGCATCCCGGCCTACCTGTCGAATGGCGAGTATGTCGTGCGCGCCGCATCGGTCGCGCGCATCGGCGTGCCGGCTCTGAACCGCATCAATTCGGGATCGGTGCCGAAATTCGCCGAAGGCGGCCTCGTCGGCGGCGGCGGGACGCCCCTGCATCTGCATCTCGGCTCGCGCAGCTATGCCGCCAGCGCCTCGCGCGGTGTCACCGACAGCCTGATCCACGAAGCGCGCACCCGGCACATGGTCACGACCGGGCGCAAACCCAGCTGGGCCGGCACATGACGGACATCACCACGCTGCTGACGTTGTCGGGCGACAATCTGCCGCCCTATTCGGCGCGCGGCCTGCGCCAAACGCTCGAACCGATCGGCCAGGCCTCGGCGCTGCATCGATCGGTCAATGGTCGGCTGCTCAACTTCGCGCCGTCACAGTTTCAGCTTTTCAAGACCGAGATCAGCGGCAACGATCAGCAGGCGCCGGCGCTCACGAAGGTGTGGCCCGGTACGCCGATCACCGTCAGCACGGTGGCGGAGCTCGCCTATCTGACCGCCAACAACGTCCCTGAGCGGCTGATCGCCGGGTCATTCATCGACGGCGATTACACGTTTTATCGCCTTGTGCTGAATTGCATCGTGGTCAACTGGAACCTCGACAAGGCCGAGTGGGAAGCGATGACGGGCTGGCGGATCGATTTGGAGGAAGCATGATCGACCACCTACTCGTGGCCGCTGGGGTGATCCTCGCCATGTTGGCTTTTCTGTCGCCGCTGCTGGCGATCCACTAATTCGATCCTAGCGCAGATCGCTCTTCCAGCGATCGAGCGCGCGCGCCAGCGCAATGATCCGCGGACTGTTGCAATCGACATCCAGCGTCATCGTCCCAGCCGCGCTCGGCTGCGGCAGATTGTGCATAACGCGCGCGAAGGCGACGGCGAGAGCGAGCGAGGCCCCGCTTGGTGCCACCGATTGAGGTTCGTCCATGCCCGGTCCTTTCTACTTCGCCTGGGTTGGCGGACAGATGCCGGCTGCGCAAACGCTGCTGGCGACGCGCGGCGACACTCACGGCGCCGTGCTTAGCACGATCAGCATCACCGGCGACATCGCCAACACCCAGCGCACGATCCTCAATGTCGGCAACATCGGCGCGCTGTCGATCGGCGCGCTCTACGGCATCGAGGGTCCCGGCGTCTCCGACGTCGTGGTCTATGACGGCGGCAATCTCTTAGAACTGAGCTCGCCGGCGACGGCGACGATCACCCAAGCCACCTTCGTGCTGACCGCGGCGATCGACGTCCTCAACACCAATGCCTCGATCACCGCCGGCAACGTGCACGCGACGCTCGCCGACATCAGCGGCTTGGAGCTCGGCGCCGTCCACGGCATCGCCGGCGCCGGCTTCGCGCAGGGCTCGACCTTCGTTTTCGCCGGCAGCGCGGACATCGTGCTCTCGCTGGCGCCGCTCGACACGTTCAACCCGGTCGCGGTCACGATCAGCGCCGTCTCGCCGCGCGCTCCGTTCCTGATCGACGGCATCGAGGACCTGTCGCCGCTGACGCCGGGGCTGACCTACAACATCGGCGGGCCCGGGATCCCCGACGGCGCCGGCTTTGTCGCGCCGGCGAGCGGCAACGCGATCACGATCGACGTCCCCACCACCGACACCCGCACGCTCGGGCCGCTGGTCATCACCGGACCGAGGCTCGAGGACGGCGGCGGCTTTTCGACCGACTTCGTGCGCGAGGATGACACCGAGATCGTTCGCATTTCGATCGAACAAGAGGAAGGCGACTTCGCCGTCCTGACGATCGAAACGCGCAACCCGTTTGTCGGGCTCCTGGCACCTGGCCGGGAGATTTGGGGCTGGCTCTCCTGGGATGACGGCACCGGCAATATCGTGCCGCTGTTCCACGGCCGCCTCGTCGGCCTGCCGAGCGACCTGATCGGCGAGCGGATCGAGCTCAAGTTCATCGCGCAGCCGAATGACTTCGCGGCGCAGAAATTGACTCTCGCGGAGTCGATGAAGGTCGCGCCCTATTGGGACCCGGTGTGGCTGCAACCGCGCCTAGCTGATCCCGACGCGGTGCTCGAAAGCTATTCCGCGCTCTGGCATGTCGATCGCGTGACGCTCGTGGTCACGGCCTCCGACATCATCATCGGCGAGGACGGCACGATCGAGATCGGCCAGGACGATCACCTTTACGAGCCGATGACGACGGCGATCGCGCAGCCGCCGCAGACCTCGATCATCCTCACCGGCACGGTCACCTGGTTGCAGACCGCCGGCGGCACGATCGACTTCACGCGCAAGATTTGCTCGGCGTTCCAGGCGGGCGGCTCGCCCTATGCCTATCCGCTGATCTGCACATTGACCGGCGACGGGCTCAAGGGATCGTGGCCGGCGCCCGGGACATCGATCGGCGGCGGCTGGTCGGTCGCGGACACCAATTCGCTCGTGACCGCGACGCCGCGCCAAAGCCTCCTCAACTACTCCTATTCGCCGGTCTTGGGCTTCACAAATGGCTGGATCACGCCCTACGAATACAAGGTCACTTACACCGCGCAATTGCAGGCGACCCCGACGCAGACCTTCGCGTCGCAGTTCTTCCAGAATTGGGGAACGTTCACGCTCTCCTTCCCGCTGACGGTGTTCCAAATCCTGTTCGCGGCGCAATACTCGGCCGCGCGCAAGCGCACCGAAACGGTCACCGCGACGATGTTCGCCGATTTGCAGCCGGTGTTGACCGATGCTGCGAAGGGCGAGGACACCATCGAGCTCAACAGCGAATATGTTGGCCTCGCGGTCGATGATGACGGCAGCATCCCGATCGGTGATCTGCGCTCGCCCTCCTACTTCAAGACCGATCGCGGCGCGCAGAGTTTCGAATATATGCTCCTGCTCGGTCGCGCCAAGCTGCGCTATCGCGCGCGATGCTTTGACATCGCCATCACCGTGCCGTGGTCGATTGCGATCCAGGCGACATGCCGCAAAACGGTGCAGCTGACCGACTATCGGCTGCCCGGCGGCGCGGCGCTCGGCAAGATCAAGCACTATGCGATCGTCATCGATGACCAAGGCGCGCGCGGCGAGCTCACGCTCGCGTGCTGCATCGGGCGCGGCAGCACCGTGACCGAGGATCCCGGCGTCGGCGACTATGCCGGCTCGGGCTACATGCAGACCGGCTACCAGCGGATGTCGGGCGCGCAATTGAGCGTCGTGGAGGGCGAGCTCGTCTATCAGACCTTCGACGATTTCGGCATCAACGATGACGGCGTCGATCTGTTCAACATGAACGCCGACACGTGCCTCCTCAATTACACGACCTCGGATATTCCGGCGGTCGGGTTCTCGGTAAGCGGCGAGCTCACGCAGGGCTCGACCGTCGTTTCCAATCTCTCGGACCTGTCCGGTTTCATCGCCGCGACAACGGTCGTGAAGTCGCGCACCTTCGGCGTCAAGGGCACCGGCATCCCGCTCGGCTCGCGCGCAACCTATTCGGACGGCAAGCTGACGCTGAGCAATCCGGCGAATTTCTTCCCGGGTCGGCCGCTCGGCAGCATCCCGAGCGTCGGCACGCAAACCGTTTCGATCGCCGTCACCGGCTCGCATCTCAATTCGGGGATCGTCGAGGGCGGGCTCCGCGACCAGGTCAACGCGATCCGCGGGGTCGGCGTCGTCATTCCCCCCATATCAACCGGCGGCTTCCTCGCTCACCAATTCGGCGGCGGGCTCGGCGGGATCACGACACCAGGCGCGCTCGGCATCGATCCGATCGGCGGCATTTCGCAGATGCCGACCGTGATCACGCTCGACCTTCCCGATCTGACGGCTGAATTCGCGACTTCGTTTGCGCCGCAAGTGCAACCGCTCGCGCTGCCAAAAACGATCGATCTCGAAGCCAGCTGAGCGAGGCCGCCATGTTCGAAGAATTGGTTCGGCCGTTTCAGCGGCCGGTGGTCATCTCGCTCGGCAATCGGATCCCGGTCACCATCGTCAAGGTTACCGGCGGCGTCTCGGAAATTCGCTGGGGCGATGTCGGCGCGTTGCCGCAACCGCAGAGCGCCGGCGTCAATTTCGGCCTCTGCAATGAGACGATGACCGAGACGAGCCGCGAGACGGACACCATTCGGATCGAGAACCCCGACGACTCTTCGCAATTCATCATGGTGAAGCGCGCCAAGTCGATGAAGTTCGACAAGACCAATCAAAAGGCGCCGGTGCTGAATTCGGATTTCAATATCGGCGTCGAGGCGGCGCTGTCGGATTTTTCCAGCGATCTCGGCGCGTTCGGCACGCAAAGCGGTTCCTCGACCGATCACTGCCAGGTCACGGTCACTCTTTCGAATAACACGGCGGGCGCGGGATGAGCGACGGCGTCGGATCGGTGAGCAAGCCCTACGGCGAGCATCCTTTCGATCGGATCAGCGAAGTAGGTTGGGGCGGCGGCGCGATGGTGCTCGCCGAGATCGGCTTTCCGATCATCCTGACGTCGGACAATGACAACATCGGCTCGACTTTCGCCACCGGCTCGACCGGCAAGTATCCGCCCGGCGGCGAAATCCCGAAAACCGCGCATCCGCCGCCGGGCGAGTTCGGCATGGTGGGTTATACCGATGTCGCGTTCCTGTCGCCGTCTCTCGACGACGGCAATCCGATCGGCCGATTTCCGGGCGGGCTGGGGGTGCAGCACGACCGATACACCGTCCTGCTCCCGCTCAAGCGCGGCGACGTGTATTGGGGTTTCGGTGGCCGCATTCCGCAAGCGGCGGTTGAAAACGGCTTCACTCGATCGGGCATTTTTTTTGGCGATCCGGGTTCGTGGAACGCCCTGTGGAATTTCGTCGCCTTCAATTTTCCCGCCGATCCGCATCTGATCAGCACGGACGAATTTGTCTACAAGTTTTGGGACGAATTCGCCGACAACAGCGGCGATCATCTTATCGATCACGCGCCGTTCGGCATCCACTTCCCCGATCGCTTCCAGAATTGGGTCGCGGTTTTTGAGTCGCATCAAATCGGCGTGCGACAGACCTTCGCGATCAGTCCGATGCTGGTCAATCTGCTCGCCAATCCGAAAAACCCGCCTGACGGCTGGGCGACCGAAACCAAGTCGAAGAAAATCACACTAACGACGCCGGCGGTCGGACCGATTGATAACACGTCGACCGGCTTCGACGATTTCCTGCCCGAAGCCGACTCGTCGTTTTATCTGCCGTCGCGCTTCCGTTGCTATCGTGGCGGCACGTTCATCCTGCAAGCGACGCCGACGGATAGCAGCACGCTATGGGACACCGGCATCGTGAATGGGTTCAATGACATAGCGATCGGCGACGTCGTCAATGTCGGCGGCACGTTGGTTTGGGACACCGGCGACATCGCGCCGGTGCCGTTCGATGGCACGGTGCACCAGCTTGGTAGCTTCACTGCATCAGCCTTTACGCCGCCATGATCTGCGCCGGATGCGAACGCCGGCGCGAAGCGCTGCGCCAGGTCATTTGGCGCGTCGCGCGAAAGGCGCGCATCGAGCCGCCGCCTGATCAATCGAACGAGCCGCCCCAGCCGCCGCCGCCTTCGGGCGGCGATTTTTTTGGAGTAAAGCCGAGTGACGATCTATCGCACAGATGATCCCGCGCGGTGGGGCAATGGCATCGGTCGCGACCTGACCGCGGCCGAGATCGATCTCAATTTCTACGGCCACGAGCTCCGGCTCACCAATCTCGAAAACAACCCGCCGCTCCCCGACTCGATCGCCAATATCGGCGTGTCGGGAACGCAGCTGAGCATCACGCTGCAATCGGGGACGATCTTCGGACCGTTCCCGCTGCCGGTGCTCATGTTCCGCTGGCGCGGCGATTGGGCGCCGGCGACGTCTTACGCCCAGCTGGACACCTTTCGGGTGACCGGCCAGGGCCTTTACGTGGTGCTGGTCGATCACACGAGCTCGGCCGGCACGTTCGCCGAGGGGGCGGTCGATGGCACCGGCGCGGCACTCTACCTGAAACTGTTCGGGTTCTCCGGCGCCGCCGGCGTGCACGTCTCCGACCTGGTCGATGTCGCGCTGACCTCGCTGGCCGATAAGCAAATCCTGCAATGGAACGCGACCGACGGTAAGTGGGAGAACGTCAATCCCGGCATCGTGACCGGGCTCGCCTCGCTCTCGGACGTGCTGTTCACCGGGCTGATCAACAATCAGGTCCTCCGGTACGACAGCGCGAGCGGCAAGTGGAAGAACGTCCTGCTCGGCTCGATGGCCGATCAGAACGCGAGCGCCGTCGCGATCACCGGCGGCACGATCACCGGCCTCTCCGATCCGTCGGTCAATAGCGACGTCGCCACGAAGCATTACGTCGATTTGGTCGGCGCCGGTGGGCTGCCGTCGATCGGCGACGGCCTGCTTCTCGCGAATGAAACCGGCGGCTCGCACACGCCGAGCGGCGTCTCGCTGACGTCATTGCTCGATTACGTGATGGGCAATGCGCGCGGCTCGGTGCTGTTTCGCGGCGCCTCGGGCTGGGTAGTTCTGACGCCGGGCACCGCCGGCCAGTTTTTGAAAACCGGCGGCGCCGGCGCGGATGTGTCATGGGCGGCACCGAGCGGCAGCGGCACGGTCACGAGCATCACCGCCGGCACCGGCCTCGCCGGCGGCACGATCACGAACACCGGCACGATCTCGCTCGGCACAGTCGCCGACGGCGATCTCTTGGCGAACACGTCGGGCGGCGTCGCCGTGCCGATCGCCACGACCCTCTCGGCGCTGATTGATTACGCGCTGTCGAGCCTGCGGGGCGCGATCCTCTATCGCGGCGCCTCGGGCTGGACCGCGCTCGCCCCGAGCACGTCGGGGAAATTCCTCAAGACGCAAGGCAGCGGCGCCGATCCGGTGTGGGACAGCCCCGCCGGCAGCGGCACGGTCACGAGCATCACCGCCGGCACCGGGCTCTCGGGCGGCACGATCACCACGACCGGCACGATCGCCCTGGCCGCGATCGCCGACGCTGATCTGCTGGCGAACACGTCGGGCGGCTCGGCCGCGCCGGTCCCGACCACATTGTCGGCGCTGATCGACTATGCGCTCGGCTCGACGCGCGGCGACGTCCTCTATCGCGGCGCCTCGGGCTGGGCGGTCCTGACCCCGGGCACCGCCGGCCAGGTGCTCTCGACGGGCGGCGCCGGCGCGGACCCCAGCTGGGTCAATTCAGGCACCGGCAGCGCGATCGCCGACGCGCGCATCCTCGCCAATATCAGCGGCGGCAGCGCGATCGCGGCTGCGAACACGCTGACCAACATCCTCGATTACATCCTCGGCTCGTCGCAGGGCGACCTGATCCAGCGCGGCGCGTCCGCCTGGGTGGTGCTGGCGCCCGGCACCGCCGGCCAGGTCCTCAAGACCGGCGGCGCGGCGGCGAACAACGTTTGGGCCGACATCGCCGGGATCCTCGACGCGATTTCCTCGACCCGCGGCACGATCCTTTACCGGGGCGCAACCACCTGGGTCGCACTATCGCCCGGCACGAGCGGTCAGCTGCTCGCGACGCAGGGCGCCGGCGCCGATCCGCAATGGATCACCGCCAGCGGCACCGGAACGGTCACCAGCGTAGCGACCGGCAATGGACTGACCGGCGGCACGATCACCGGCAGCGGCACCGTGTCGATGGACGATACCTCTTTCGCCGCTCGCAATTTGTCGCTGCACGCGACTTGCTCGGGGGTCTGAAATGCCTTTCACGCAGAACGTCAAACCGACGTTCCCTCTCCAGCCGATCGTCAGTCGCGTCCAGATCGCGAATGCCGACGCGCAGGCGCAAAAGACCGGCTACACCGCCGGCGCGAACGGTTCGAAGATCGTCGGCGTCATTGCGGCGAGCGATGACACGTCGAACCGCGACATTCAAATCTCGCTGACCAACGGTGGCACGTCCTATCCGCTCGCCACGAAAACGGTGCCGCTGGCGTCGGGCACATCAGCCGCCGCAGCCCCGGTCAACTTGCTCGACCCATCGGTGATCCCGGGCCTTCCGCTCGACAGCGACGGCAACCCATTCCTGTACCTGATCAGCGGCGACACGCTGACCTTCGAGGCGCTAGTCACGGTCACGAGCGGCAAACACGTCACCATCCATGTCATCGGCGCGGATTTCTGATCGATGTTCATCACACCAGGCTCCCGCGCTCAGCCGCGACCGCTGCCGAAATTCCTGTCCGGAGTTTTGCGCGCGGCGCGCGGCGCGCTGATGTTCCGCGGCTCGAACGGTTGGTCGGCGCTCGCGGCAGGCGCATCGGGTGCGCTGTTGAAATCGGGCGGCGCCGGCGCCGATCCTGCCTTCACTGGCAAGATCACCGAAAACGGCTCGCAGATCACCGTCAATTACAACGCCGCGACGCTGCCCGGGACGCTGCCGACCAATACCGTCATGCAAGTTGGCGGCGTCGATGGCACGCAAACCCGATCGATCGTCGACTCCTTCGGTGCCGCAGCGCAACTGGTTGTGCGCCGCGCCAATACCTCTGCCGCTTCCCCTTCCGGCGTGTCAAGTGGCGACGTCATCGGCTCTTTTGTGGGGTTGGCGCACAACAATAGCGCCTACATCACCGGCGGCGCCGCGTCGCTTCGCTTTTATGCAGCGGAAACGTGGTCGTCATCGGCCAATGGGACGCAAGCCAAACTCGGCGTCATCAAAAAGACGACGACAACATTGATCGATGCGTTGTCGGTCGAAGATGACGGCGGCGTCCTGATCCTCGACAGCAGCGGCAGCAATCCGACCGGCAATTCGAAAGGCGCCGGCACGCTGAATGTCGCCGGCGGTCTATACGTCAACGGCGCCTCGGTAAGCGGCGGCGGCGGCAGAAATCCGTTTACCGAAGGCTTCGCAAATTTCGGCACGGTCCCGACGCAAGCAGGCACCGGGTTCAGCGCATGGATGAACCAGCCGACGAGCTCCACTGTCGCCGACGACGCCAACGGCGTTGCGGTATTCGAGCCGTCGCAGGGCGCCAATCACACCCTCGCGATTATCAAGAAGGATGTTAGCGGCGTCAGCACGCCCTACCAATACGACGCGGCGATTTGGGCGTTCCCGGATGCGCGCATTACGACCTTCGGCGGCCCGGTATTTGGTTTTTCGGATGGCACGAAGTTTAACGGTCTCATGGTCGAGAGCTCGCAATTCTTTGGGACGTCGCACACCAACATTTTTGCGAACGCGACTCTGACGTGGGACGTGCAAGAGAGCGATGGTACTCCCCCGAATTTAACCGCCTGCCTGTATTTTCTGCGTGTCAAGAATGACGGCACGAACCTGATCTTCTCGACCAGCCGAGACGGCGTTCACTGGCGGCAAATTCAATCCGTCGCCAAGGGCACAAACCTATCGAATCAAAACTGGCTCGTGTTCGGGAACGACAACTATTCCGTCGCTTCTACCAGCGTTCTCACCGGCTTTTTCAAGAGCCTCTAATCCCCTCACCGCAATTCGGAGGTTGGCCCGATGCGCGCCGATTTACTCGACGTGGTTTTCACCTATTACAACCCGGAGCGTTGGCACTCGCGGCTTGAGAACTTCCGACGCGCGGAAGATCACATGATCGCCTCGGGTGTCCGCTATTCGACCGTCGAGCTCGCCAATGGCGATCGACCGTTCGATCTCCCCGACCGCGACGGCGTGCGGCGCATCCGCCTGCGCGGCAATGACGTGATGTGGTTCAAGGAAAATCAGGCGAACATCGCCGAAAAGGAATTGGCGCCCGATCGGCAGTATTTCGCCCTCGTCGATGGCGACGTGCTGTTCTACGACTACGAATGGGCCGCCAACACGGTGCACGCGCTGCAATTGCACCCGATCGTCCAGGTCAGCGATCGCGTGATCTGGCTCGGACCCAAGGGGCAATATCTCGACGCCGGCATCTCGCTCATGCGCTCATTCAGAGCGGCGCGCCGCGTGCACTACCAAAACCACTACTATCATCCGTCGAACCCGTTCGAACTTGAACAGGGATACCCGGGCCACGCCTGGGCCTATCGGCGCGACTTCTTCCGCGCGATGGGCGGCCTCCTCGATGTCTGCATCCTCGGCGCCGGCGACTATCACATGGCGATGGGGTTGCTCGACCTTCCCGATCGACTGACCGAGGACGGCGACTACACGCAGGGTTACCGCGACGCGATCGCCACCTGGTCGGCGCGCGCGCGTCAGGCGCTCGGTCGCGAGACGGTCGGCTATGTGCCGGGGATCACGTTCCACCTGTGGCACGGCAACCTCGCGAGCCGCGCCTACTCGACGCGCGAGCAAATCCTGATCCGCAATCAATTCGATCCGGCGGCCGATCTGTCGCGCGATCACCAGGGCGTGCTGCAATTCGCCAGCACGAAACCGAAGTTGGTCGCCGACATCCGCGCCTACTTCGCCGAGCGCGACGAGGACTCGACCTGGCTCGGGCACGGCATTTTCTGAGGAGCTCCCCGATGAAGAATGTTTTCCTCGCCGCGGCGCTCGCGGCGAGCCTATCCGGCTGTCATGTCCTCATGGCGCCGGCGGTGGTCGCGCTTTCGACGGCGGTCGGCACCGCGTCGGGCGCCGCGAGCATCGCAAAGGACGTCCTCGAAATCGACGTGAGCGCGCGCTCGCTGTTCGGCGTGCAGCCGTTCAAGGCGTCGCCGGCGGCCGTCCAGTGAGGAGGGCGCCGACATGCCCGAGGCAACCGACCGGGAATTGCTCTCCGAGGCGATCGACGCCTTAAACGGCGCTCGCGCCGCGCAAGGCGAGCGGGTCGCGATAGTCGAGACAAAAATCGGAGGGCTCGAAAAGGACACCGCCGTCATTCGAGCCACGCTGCATCAAATGAACGGCGAGCTCCAACGATCGGCGTTGCACGAGGCGGATTGCGCGCGCTCGCTGGCGCTGATCGCCGATCAGACCAAAGGGCTCCCCGAGCTCGTCGGCAAGATCGCCAATCTCGAAGCGACCAAGCCGAAGATCGAAGCGCTCTTGGAGGAGGCCTCGCGCCGCAAAGGCGCCTGGCGCGGGCTCGTGCTGATGGGGACCGCGATCGGCGGCTTGATGGCGATCGCCGCAGCGCTGGCGACCGTCCTGGCCTTTCTGCTGGCGCACCACTGACCAAGGAGCTCGCGATGCAAACAGCCGATCTGCTGATGTTTCCGTGCGCCCGCATCGTCGCTCGCCGCGAGCGCTGTGCGACAAATGGCGGTCAATTGTCGGACAGGCCGCCGGCCGAGATCGTCGCCTGCGACTTCGTGCTCGGCACTCAGGAACGGCGGGATGCTCTCGCCGGCACCGAGCCCGGCGCCGGCGAGGAGCGCGCCTGATTACGCGGCCTGCTGCTGCCCCTGCTGCATCGCCGCAACCGAGCGCCCGTAGAGCGCGGTCTTGCCGCGGCCGCTGCGGGTCAGCTGCTTTTTCTTCACAAGTCCCTGGACCGATCGGCCGACCGTGGTCGGATTGATGCCCGTCCGCGCCGAGATTTGCGTGACCGACAGGTGCTCGCTGTTGTTGAGCGCGTTCATGACCTGTTGCTGCGGCTGGGTCAGCTTGATCGTGCTGGCGATCGCGGTCTGACCGCCGCGCGCGACGCCGGGTGCACGTGCGGCACGTGTCGTGCGCGTCGTGCGCGTCGTGCCCGCCATCGTCGGCACCTGACCATTGAACGCCGTCGGGCCGATAAGCTGTTGGGCGCTTTCGCCCAACACCCGCTGCACGTTCTCGATGCCGGGGATGTTGTAGTTCCGCATCACGGCGATCGTTTCGTTGCCGCAGATCAGGAGCTCATTGAGCCCGTTGCCATTGGCCCCGATCCGACCGCGTGCGGTGCGCGACGCCGTCGTCTGACGCCGGCTCGTGCTCGGGTTGGTCTTGCGGGCATTGCTGTTCCGGCGACGTCGCCGTGTGGCTGCCATCTCGGCATCTCCTCTGATTGAAGCGCGCGACTGCTGAGCGGGCCAATACGCGGCCCCGAGCGCAATTGCAATCCCGATAACAGGTGATCGATCGATGACCGACACGCCGGTGCCATTCGACATGCCGCCGGCGAGCGCCGGGTTCGATGCACGCGCCGGCTGGGTCGTGCAGCATTTGATGGTCGATCTGTCGGAGGCGAAACTCAATCACGCCGGCGCGATCGTCGGCAACCTCGGCGGCGAAAGCGGGCTCACGGCGATCAACGAGCGACACCCGCTGCTGCCGGGATCGCGAGGCGGCTTCGGCTGGGGTCAGTGGACCGGGCCGCGCCGGGTGGCCTTCGAGAAGTTCTGCGCCGATCACGCCCTGGCCATCACCAGCGACGAAGGTAACTACCGATGGCTCCTCGACGAGCTCCGCGGTGGCGAGCACCACGCGCTCGACCAGGTCCTCAAGACCTCGACGATCGAGGCGGCCACCGAGACGTTCGAGGCGTATTACGAGCGCCCGGCCGATCTGCAGGCCGGCCTGGATGACCGCATCGCCTACGCCAAGCGCGCGATCGCCGCCGCCCTCGGCCTGGCGCATGTCGACCACTTCCTCGGACCGGCTCGATCTGCGATTCCGGCGAGCTCGCCGGCGGCCGCGAGCTCGAGGTCGTTTGTCACTCCCGCCGACGGATCCGCCGACCAGGTGGGCACACCAGGTCGCCGTCGGCCGCCGGCTCACGCGCTACATCTGGCTGGCGGCATGGGCATCGGGCTGGCTCTTTGCGACACGCTGACCTGGGTGCTGGGACCGGCTGTGTGCGGCGTCTTAACGGGTCATTCGTTCGTGGTGCCCCAGGATGTCAGCGCCGGCTGGGTGCTGCTCCTCGCCATCCCTGGCGCGATCCTGCTGCATCGGATGCCGTGGCTGCGAACCGAACTCGGAGACAAGCTGTGAAACTGGATTTGAAGGCGGTCCAAGAGGGCGCCACCGTCGCGTTGAGCGTTGCCGAATTGGCGACGCGCATAATCGGCCACGTGCGCCAGGTCGATTGCTTCGAGAAGCTGGGTCCCGTCCTCGATGATCTCGCCGAGGGCGTGCCGCAGATGATCGAGGCGGTCAAGACCGGCACGGTCGCCGAGCACGAGGACAACCCGGAATCCGGCGCCGACCAGGCCGACCAGGTCGAGGAGCCGGCGCAGCCGACCGACTCGCAGAAATCCGAGCCTCAATCGTGAGTCGGTTCCGACTCGCTTTCGGCTCTCTGCTGCTGGCGATCGCCGGCTGCGTCCACGCGCCGCCCTCGCCGACCGAGATCGCGCGAGTCGACCAGGACACCGCGCGGGTCACCCGCGACATCGCTGCAACCTGTCTCGGCTCGGGGCTGTTCAAAATGGCAGATGGCGCGGTCGCGCGCTCGATGCCAGCCGCCGAGCTCCCGATCGATGTCATCAACGCCGGCGTCGATGTCGTCTGTAGCCGACCCGATCTCTTTGCTCGGGACGCCGCGACGATCGAATGGTTGGCTCGCAATTTACGCGATGCGATACGCCGCCGACGTGCAAATGAATTGACGCCGAAGCCGGAAAGCCGGTAACTCGGCAGTCTCGTTGGTTGAACCGCGCTGCGGCGTGGTTTGGAATTTCCTGCGCTGGCCCCTTCGCGGGGGTCAGCGCTCTTTTTTTGTGCCTGCGCCGAGGCGATCGACCGCCTGTTGAGCCGCGACACCGCGCTTGACGAAGTCCATCGCCTGATCAAGCGATACCGGCGCCAGAGGCGGGCTGATCTCGATGGCGATCGACCGCAAATGACCGGCCGCGCCTTCAAGACCGACGCGAGAGGGACCATTCAGCGCGCGCGCCGCGAGCGCGTCGACCCGAGCGGCCGCCCATTCGAGCGTGCGGCGGTCGAGCCACGGCGGAAGCGGTTCGCTAGGCATTGTCGCGCTCCTGTTGCTGCAAGAGCTCAAGCGCGAGATGAGTGCGATCCGTTTCCTTGCGCGTCGGCGGCTGAGGATCGGCGGTGAGACGGTTGCCGTCGGCATCCATCCAGAATGAACGACACATTTGCCCGCGTACCGGATCGAAGGTTCGCCACAGAACGGCCATGCCGGCGACGCACACCGAGCCGATCAAGTCCTGCACCGGCGAATTCGGATCGCGCCAATCGTCCTCGTGGCCGCGCTCGACCCAAAACTGCATCGCCGGCTTTTCGATCACGACGCCGTTCTCGGGATTGCGCAGCCCGAAGGTGGTCGGGAGGATGTCGACCACGACGCCGCAGCGATCGGGGCGCAATTCGTCAGACCAGCCCGGTTCGGCGTGCCACTGGCAATTCCACAGCGCGCAGCTGGTCGGGCGAGTGGGATAGATCGCGCAACCGACCATCGCCGCCGGCGGGCGCCGTTCGTGCGGACAGCCTTGCCATGCGCGAAGGTTCAATTCGCGCACCGGCACGATATGGCAGCACGCGGTACACGACCCGCAGCTTTTGCCGGGGACCGTTTTCATTTCAGCGTCTCCACGATCTCGCGATTTGAGAAGCGCACGAGGCGCACCGGCTGCGCGGTCATGATGCGCGCGGCGATCGCATGTTCGCGCAACGACTCGATGCGCGCGCGGTCGGCTCCGATCAGCGGCATGATCCGTCCGCCGATCATCGCGGCCGGAATCCCCTCGCCGCCACGCGCGTCCTCGACAACCCAGGCGAAAATCTCGGTGACGTCCTGCCTCGAACCATCGTCGAAATGCCGGATCGGCTCTCGTCGTGCATCGCTCATGGTGCGCCCTTCGCTTTCTTCGCTTCGAGGAACCGCACGATCTCGGCCTGGACCGCGATCTCGCGATCGCACGCCGCCTGCGTCATGCGCCGGATTTCGACGAGTCGCGGATAGGCGGCACGCCGCTTGTGGAGCTCGGCCGTGGCGCAGGCGATCATGTCGGCGATGGTGATCATCGCGTGAACCGATCGTAGGCGCCGAGCGCGCGATCCAGATCGACGGCGAGCGCCGGATCGAGCATGGCGCCGTTCTGATCACGCACCGCCCGCGCCGCGCTGATCACTTCGACCGCGCGCGCCAGCGCTTCCAGGTCGGCCAGGACGCCGGTCATCAACGCGATCTCCTGGTCGGCATCCGCCTGCGTCATGCGATTGTCGCGCACCAGCCGGGGATAGACGCGCCGGCGGTAGCCGAGCTCGCGTTTGACACAGCCGAGCCGCGCGGCGAGTCCCTGCTCCTGGGGCGTGCGGAACAGGTCGCCGCTCATGGTCGATGATCGCGCAGCGTGCGGATTGCCAAGCCGATCCCCGGTCGGTCCTTTTCCTCGGTTGCCGGATCGATCAATAGATCGGTCAGCAGATCGATGGCGGGCCGCATCGCGGGCGGCACACCACTCGTCTTCCGGGCACGGCCTCTTGAACCACGAACAGTAGCCGCCGGTGCATTCGGCGGGCCATTGGTGCTCGACGTTTCGCTGGTGCTCATGGGCGTCCATCTTCCCCTAACCCGTTGGCGTTTGGTGCTAAGCCGTTGATGTTCTCGTGCACGTGCACGCGCGCGCGCACGAGGGTCACACTTCGCTCGACCGATCGCTGAGCGCGAGATCGATGTCCTGCAGCAGCGCCGGCGGGCACTCCATGCGATAGCGCGAGACTTGACCGTTGATCTCGGCGAGGCGCCCGCGACTATCGGCGGCGCGGATCGCGCGGATCACTTCCTCGCTCCACTTCACCCAATCGGCGCCGGCGGGGCTGCGCTCGGGTGTCAAGGGCGGTTGCTGCCGAGCCCCGGCGGGCGAGCCACCGGCCGCGGTGGAGCGGTTCGGCTCGGCAGCGCCACCGGCGCCCGTGGTCCCGGTGCCGGCGGTATCCTGCTGGGAGTCGTTCTGACTCCCGTTTTCCTTCATCCCGTTGCCGGCAAGGGCGAACGGATCGAGCTCGCGCGTGATCTCGTCATAGCGCGCCTTGATGCGCGCGGCATCCTCGGCGTTCCAATCCCGCAGCGCGTTGTAGGTTTCGCGGTTGTTGGTGGCGATCGTCTCGACGGCTCGGCGCGCCTCGCCCTTGTCCGGTCGCTTCGCAGCGAGATCGAGGGCGGCGATGATCGCGTCGGCGACATTGCTGCGCAGATATTCGACGATCTCGCCCTCGGCGTCGGTCACGTCCATGACCGGCTCGGCGGGCGCTGGCGGCGGTGGCGGCGGTGGCGATGCCGTCTGTTCGATGTATTGCTGGCGCTGCGGGCGCGCCGGCATTCCGCCCTCGACGGTCGGCGAGTGATCGATGACCTGGCCCCACATTTCCTCGGCCGAGTAAGTGTTGCCGAGCTCCTCGGGGAAACCGCTGCGCAGCGCGGCCGCCTCGGCGCACTTCACCAGCTGACCGATCGGGCGCTTTTTCCACATGCTGTTCGGCGCGAGCGTGTCTTTCTTCGCCGTCGCATAGGTTTCGCGCCAGTAGACTTTCGGCCCCACGATCGCCTGCTTCCTGCCGAGCCGATCCAGCCGGTAGACCGTCACCTGTGCCCACTCGGGATAGTCGAGCGTGACGGTGTCGAGGCTGGCCTTCACCATCGGCCCCAGCTTCGCGTCATCGATGCCGCCGTAATCCTTCGTGCGCATCGCGGTGGTGCGGAGCTCGCCGATCCCCGGCCACACCGACTCGATCTCGCGCCCGAGTGTCGAATTCCAAATCGGCACGACATGAACCGGCCGCTTGAACGGATCGAGATTGCGCGACCGGCAATAATCGAGCGCGAGCATGACGCCTTGCGGTGTCTTGGCGCTCGGCCACACGACATCCACGAATTGCTGCCATTGACCGAGCTCGTATCCCATGCGCTGCGCTTCGAGCGGCATCGGGATCCTCGGGCGATAGACCGCGACGGCGCCCTGATTGACCGGCTGCTGCGGCGGCGCCTGCTGCTGGCGCGGCGGCGGGCGCGTTTGCGTCGTGCGACCGCGTGACTGCTGACCCTGTGCCATGTTCACTCCTGCTTCGGGGATTTGTTGTCGGTGGTGTTCATCATCGCACCCTCAATGCTGTGTCCTCTTTGATCGTCGCGCCGGTGATCTCCCGGCCGCCCGCCTTGATGAAACTACGGAGCGCCTTTTCGATGCAGTCGGTCGGCAGATGCGGGCGCAGCGCTTCGAGGTCGATCGTGTCGCGGTTCAGATCGGTGAAAATGAACACGCGCTGCAAGGTGCCGAGCGCGCCCAATTCGGTGCGCGTGCGCGCGAGCTCGGCCGGCTTCGCCTCGGCGGCGCGGGTCGCCACGACCGCGACCGTCTCGGCCTTCGAGGCAGCCTCGCCGGCGGCGATCGCGGTGTCGAGGTCCTCAACCGTCGGCTCGACTTTCTCCATCATCGCCTGCTCGGCCGCTTCCGCCTCGGCGCGCTGGCGAGCGGCTTCCTCCTCGGCGGCACGCTGCGCCGCGATCCTGGCCTTGCGCTCGGCCTCGGCCTTGTCGTCGAGGTACTTTTTCGCCCGGCGATCGACGTCCACACGGACCGTCACGACGCGGTCGCGGAGCTCGTGCCAGCGATTGTCGACCAGCTGGCCGCCGGCGAGGAACGGTTGCTTGCGCGCCGTGTGGTCGGCATCGACCAGCTTGATCAACGTGCCCAGCTGTTTCGAGAAGTCGAGGCAGCGCTTGTGGGTTTCATCGTCGCCGATCTTTGCCGGCACCCGCGTGTAGGCGTCGAGGAGCTCGGTGCGCCGTTCGACCAGCGATTGCTGCGCCTCGATCAGGTATTCGCGCAGGGCGTCGGCCGCGAGACCGCCATCCTCGTTGAAGAAATTCAGGTTGTGACCGACGCGCGGCGGCGGTGCGGTTTCGATCGCTGGTGCTTCGCTCATGTTCCCCCTCAGAATGCCGGCGGTGTGTCGTACCAATCGACGCGCTGCCGGGGGCGCGCGATTGCCTCTCTCGGTTTGAAGCCCTTCGCCCAGCGCTGATCATCAACGCGGAAGCGATAATCGCCCTCGGTGATTTCCTCGCGCTGGCGCGCCCGCCATACGGCGTCGAGATCAGCTGGCTCCTCGAGAATGAAGGCGGCGAGAAAGCGGCTCCGCTCCATGACATTCTCGGGCAACCCCGGCTCGTGCAATGTCTCCACCCAGCGGATGCACGCCGGCGCCGGCGGTCCACCTTTCACAAGTCGGATCACCCAATATCCCGGCTCGGGTCCACCGGAAGGGTCGAGCTCGCCGCGCACGGCTCGCCGCATGAGCTCGCGCGCGATCATCGCCGGCGTCATCGCATCGAAGATCGAGCCGCGCGGCGTCAATGAAACCTCCCGAGCTCGCGGTCGATCGCGGCCATGCGTTCGCGATAGCGTGCCGCCTCTGGCGAGTTTGACGCCACAGCCGCGAGCCGCGCCATCAATGCCGACTTTTCCTGGCGCAGCCGTTCGCCGAGCGGGATCCCGGGCGGCGGCGGCAGGTCGGCGTCCTGCATGTCGATCTCGATGGTGACCGCCTCCTGGCAATGCGGGCAGGTGATTGTCAGAGGGCCCATGCGAATATGCGGCAGCGGCGGCGGGGCCTTCGGCCACCAGCGCTCGCGCAATATCCGACCCAGCGCGTAGCCGATCGAACCGAAAATCACGCCGCATATCAAGCCGGTCAGGGCGGCGATAAAGGCTGTTTCCATTTTTGTTCCCGTTGGCGTCTCAGGTTACTCCGCACGAGGATTTCCCTGCAAGAGACTCCGGCCTATTGACTCCGGGTTTGCCGGCAAGGAATCCTGTCGGCATGGCGCGACCCACAGCACGATACAAGGAACGGTTACGCCAGAAGCGCGGTGCGCGTTTTCGATCGCGCGCCACGGAAAGAGCCATCAAAGCCGCCGGCGGCGTGACCGAGCTCGCCGCCATGCTGCGCCTCAGCCCGCAGTCGGTGTCCGAGTGGGCATTGGTCCCGCCCGAGCGTTGCCTCAAGGTCGAGGAGCTCACCGGCGTCAGTCGCCACGAATTGCGTCCCGACATCTACGGCAGAGCGCCGACCTAAAACGACCAACGCCCCGACCGGCAGATCGGGGCGCTGGCAACGTGCACATTTTGCACCGGCAGGGGGACCGATGCCTTCGCGAACGCCGCACAATACACAAGGGAACGGCTCAGCGCCACAAAAGGCGGAAACTCCGCCACAGGTTACTCCGGATCACGGCGTCGCCGAACAGCGCTTGCGAGCCTACGTCGAGCGCATTCAACGCCTTGAAGCCGAGATCAAGGCGCTCAACGATGACAAGTCGGAAGTCTACAGCGAAGCCAAGTCGGTCGGCTTCAACGTCGCCATCCTGCGAATCGTGATCAAGCGGCTGAAAATGGATGACGGCGATCGCCGCGAGCAGGACACCCTGGTCGATCTCTATGAGCGGGTCATCGCCGGGCAATCGATGGCGATGGCGAGCGGCTATGCCGAGCGCGATGCGAGCGCCGCCGAGGAAGCGCGCATCAACCTCATTCGGATGCAGGCGCGCGATCTCGGGCGCATGGACGCCCGCGCCGGCAATCGCGACCACGCCGATCAATATCCGAACGGTACCGATGGCTGCGCCGATTACGAGCTCGGGCACCAGGACATCGAATTGGAACGCGAGGCGCGGATAAAGAACCGCGCCAATTCGGCAACCGGGCTCGGGCAGGCCGCAGCGCGCGCCTACAAGCTGCAACCAAATCCCGAGAACGATCGCGCGAGCAACCCCTATGAGCCGGATAGCGATCTGGCGAAGCTGTGGGATGCCGCCTGGGAATACGAGGTCGGGCAGCGTCACGACACCACGCAGCCGACCGGCGCCGCGGACGGTTCTCGCGTTTCGCCCGAGCCGCGGCGCCGTCCCTCTCGCCGGAAGAAAGCCGCGTGAGCGACGCGCAGCGAACGGGTGCGGAGCTCGCCGATCGGCTGCTGGTCGATTTGAAAGCCGGTCGCCGCGAGAAGGTCGGTCTTGAGGACATCGAGGAGGCGGCGGCGAAGATCGTCGCGCGATCAATGCCGAGCGGCGCCTTGGAGCATCGCCTCATCGTCGATTGGACGATCAGGTTCCTCGTCGAGAGGCTGTCGCGTTGAATTCACAATACGAGCGCACGCTCCAACAAGAGATCATCTGGCGGACCAACCGCCTGCCGATCAAAGTCGCGCCGATCCCGAACGGGATTTGGATACCCTCGCGAAGCATCGGCGACATCCGGTGCCCGAATTGCAGTTTTGAATTCGAGGCGCCCGGCCAAGAAAAACTCGTGGCGCGCATCATCAATCGGCTCAAGACCGACGGGATGTTGGTGCCCGGTCTACCTGATCTTGCCGTGATCTGGCACGGCGGCGGCGGCTTCCTCGAATTGAAGCGGCCGGCGTCAAAAGACCTATTCGGCGTGCGCACCCCGGCAGGGCGCCCGTCCGACACACAAAAACAATTCGCCGAGGAGTGCGGCCGGCTCGGGGTCAATCACGCATTTTGCTCGACCTGGGAAGAAACGCGCGACCGCCTGCGCCAATGGGGAGCGTTGAACGATGACCGGCAGCATCGGGTTTCAGACTGACGCCGCAACCACGAGGGAAATGATCGAATGGATATGGCTCGCGCGAGATATTGACAGCACGATCGCCGACGCGCGGCTGCACACCAGCGCGGCGCGTTTCGATTGGCGATCGTTGGGGTTATCGGGGCCGGCGACGTGGGAGATATATCGTCGCGCGATGCTTCGATGGGCGATCGATCAACAGCTTTGCTCACAGTGGGGGGACCACGACCATGCTCGCCAACATCACCGTCTCAGCCGACCCGTTGTTGAACCTCGCCGATCGGCACATGCGCCTGATTTTGGTGCTGCGGCAATTCGCTGACCGCAACGGCAAATGCTTCCCGTCGCTGCGCACGATCGCGGATCGGGCGAAACGATCGCTCGCCTGGGTCGGCAAACAGCTGCGCGAGATGGAGTCGCTCGGCTACTTCGAACGCGAGCGCAACGTCGGCTCCTACTGCTACCGTTTGGCAAAGCAATTCCTGAGTCCACCACGTATGGACTCCAGTAAAAGACCAGCAGTCGCGCCGCGCTCGCAGACTTACCAACAGGAGCCGGAGTCCACCGGGAGTGCACAGAAAGAGTCGAAGGATATTTTTGATTCTAAGAGTGTCACAGGGACGTTCCGCCGCTTCGCGGCGCGAAAGGGGAGCACGCCGGAAGGCAAAGCCAAGGCTCGCGACCGATGGATCGCGAAGTTAGGGCGATTTGCGGCCGCGCGCGGGTTTGTCGGCGAGTTCTGGACGCGCTGCATGGGTGATGCCGCCGCCGCCGCCAGCTATCTCGAAACGGTCAATGCTCGGATGCGCGGCGAGGGTTGGGACGATCGCCGCTCGGATTTCGCCGACAAGGAAGCGCGGCGGCAGGCGTCGGTGGAGGGCGTCAATGCGACCTATCGGTGAAGCCGTCGATGACCTGATCGACGTCTCGCTCGCCGGCACACGGCGCTGGTCGGAAGCGCAGGAAAAGGCGCGCCGCGTGGCGATCGACCGCCGGCTGCGCGTCGAGATCGAGCGGTTGCGCAAGCGCGCGAAGGTGTATTTCGACCTCGGCGATGAGGCCGGCGTGCTCGAATGCTTCGCAGCGATCAACGTGCTGAATGAGGGAGCCGAGCGATGAGGAATCTGTTCGAGTCTGCCGAGGAACGCGAGACGCGGGAAATCATCAAGCGACGCACGCCGGTCGCCTTGCGGTCGGAGGACGTTCAATTTTGCTGGGGTATTTCGATTGCGCGCAGCGCTCGCGCCAAAACCGCAAGGCGGCGCGACACGACCGGCAAAAACAATCGGCACGGTCCCGAACAGCGGCGCGGTCTATTGGGCGAAAACGCCGGCTGGCTGTATCTCGACGAGCCGAAGTGGGTGCCGTTCGAAATGGACCCCAAGCCCGACGCCGCCGATCTTGCCGACTTCATCGATGTGAAGTGCCGCGAGAAAGGCACGCATATGTGCATCTATCCCGCGAACGGGAGCGGCGAGTGCAAGGTCAATCCCGACTTCGCCTATATCTGCGCCGTGGCGCCCGGCTTCACTCGGTTTAGCCGCCGAGTGCTGGACAACGGGATGACCGTGTACTTGTGCGGCTGGATGTGGGGCCGCGACGTCCTCGAACGATATTCGATCACCGACAAGATGCACACCGGGCGACCGTGCTATTGGGTGCCGGAGATCGATCTCTATCCGATGCCCGAGCTCCGCGAGATCAATCGACGCCGCGCCGCCGGTCGCAATTTCCGCGTGGTGTGCTGATGACCTGGCTGCACGACATCGCTCGCAATCCGTTCGCCGTCGCGTTGGTGATCTCGGCGCTGATCATCCTGTTTTCGGAGTGGATGGCATGGCAGTGAACCTCCCCTGGCCGAAGCAACCGACCGCCGACGATGACGACGAGGCCGATCGGCAAATGCTCGTGCTGGCGATCGCCGAATTGGCGCTGCGCCGCCCGGGCTGGGACAACACGCTGCGCCGGCTGGCCGGGCGGCTGCACGGTGAGGGCATGTTCGTCGCGTTCAAAAACACGAGTCGGGGTGTTGTCGATGACGGGAAACTCGACGAGGCATTGCGCCTGCTGCGCAAGATCGACGCGGCACAGGTGTGCTCGTGAGGCGCCTGCAACAGCAGCTTGACGATCTCTCGGCGATGGTCGGTCGCCCGGTGTGCTGCGTTTGCGAAAACCCGCCGACCTTCAACGCGCCGCTCTATCGGTTGAACGGGCTGCCGGCGGGTCCGCTGTGGGCGTGCTGGGGCCACTACGTCGCGGTGAAACTGCGCAAGCCGGCGACGTCAACGCCAACCTTGGAGGCGAAATGAAGCGCGGCTCGCTGAAACTCAATCAGCCGGTGCGCCGCAAAGGGCTGTACCACACGCGAGATCGGTCCATGTCGGCGCGCGCCGTCGGTCCTGATCTCGTGGCAAACTCGCTCGACGTGCCGCCGCTCAATGTCGCCTTCGAGCCGCTCGCCGACGTGGCGAAGGCGCAACGGCGCCAGCTGATCCGCGATGCGCTGCGCCGGCACGGTCTACTGCGGGAGGATCGAGAATGAACGACCCAAAGGAAATCGCCGACGCGCTGCTGCTTCGGCTCAAGAGCGGCGAGCTCGCCAAGATCGGCATCGAGGAAGTTCGCGCCGCCGCATTGCAAGCGACCGGCATTGCGGCGACCGTCGAATTCGAGGAGGCCGTGTGCCGCGCGATCGTTTATAGCGCCGGCGCCGGCGGCATCGATCTGGCCTTTCCATACGCCACGGACGAGACGCCGCTTGATGCCGCCGCGATCGACCGCCTTTCGGCCGAACTCATGCTGCGATGCCAGCAGCACATGCGCCAACGAGGCGGGGTTGCCGGCAAGCGGTCAGCCGTCCTCGAAGTCATCAACGCCGCCGCACAAGTGGTCGCCGTGCTGCTGGCGGGCACGTCCTTTGATCCCAAGGCGTTCGAATTCCTCCGGCGCGCGCTCGCGGACAATCTCGCGATGGTCGCCCTGTCGGAAGGGCAGAACGAAGCGATCGAAGCGCGATTACAGGGGCGCCGGATCACGCCGCCCTGGCTCGATTATGGCCGCGCGGCGCACATTCTGATCGACCACGAAGGCTATCGCGGGCTGGTCGCCGGCAAGGAAGTGATCGCCACCGACAAGATCAGCGGCGAGCTCGTGCATCTGCTGCTACAGGACATCGGCTTTCGCACGATGCGCGCCGCGATCGATGATGCCGAACGCGCGTAGGGGGGAATGGGAGCCGCCCGGACCCGAGATCGTGTTTCGATTGAACTACGATCAGGCGGTTGACGTGTTCGAAGCCTACAAGGCGTCGCGCTTTGGCCGCCCGCGCACGGTCGAGATCGTCAAGACGATGGCAGCGGCACTCGCGCGCGTCGATCCCGAGCGCTTCGGCTGGTATGGGGCGCACCTGTGATCACGATCAAGAGCCGCCGCCCGTCGCTGAAACCGACCACGCTCTATCGCGACTATGCTTTCGCGTGGACAATCAGCGGGCTCAATGTGATCCGCGCTCGATCGCGGGCAGAGGCGCGCGAGAAGTTTGATCGAATGTCGCGGGCGACGATGCTCAATCGCGGCGGCTGGACCTTTCACATTGTCGCCGTCCGATCGCCGGGAGAGGAGATCGATTGATGCGGCGCCCGCTTCGCCCGTATCGCGGCACGGCTCGCGTTGCGCGCAACATCACCGGACACCGGGAAGGCGCACCCTATGCGCCGCCGCCGCCCTCGAAGCTGCCGCCGAAACCGTCCTGGCTGAAACTCGGCGCTCGCGTCGCGCTGCTGACGCGGATCAGCGATCGGTGCGCCAGTGGCATAGTCGGCGCGATTTACGAGATCAGACCGACCGAGGATGGCGAGACATGGGAAGTCGGCTGCACGCTGCCGCCGGATGGCCGATCGGCGAATCGTCGCTATCGCCTGAATGAGATCGCGCTGTGGCAGGAAGCGGCAAGCCCCGACAATGCCGCCATTCTTCCCGATGACTAGCCGCGACCTGTACCGCATTGTACCGCGCGGTGCATGGGCGAGCTCGTGTCGTTCGCGGATCACAATGACGGCCGCTGGCTGGAGGTTCGACTGACCGCCGTCGCTCGCGGCGAGCACGGCAAGTTCGCCGGGCAATTCCCGCGCGCCGCGCCGGCGTGGTACGTGGTGCGCACCTGTCCCTGCTGTCGCGGCGAGCTCGTGACCATCCCGCTCGAAACCCGCGACCAGGCCGAGACGGCGCGCACGGCGATGATCGAAGTCGCCAAGGCGCTATCGCGCAGGGACACCCCAAAGGCGGCGGTCGCATGATCCGGCCGCGGTGGTTGGCATGGCTGCTGGCTCACGCTCGCGGGTTTTTCTGGCTGCCGTGCCCGATCTGCAATCGCGGCTTCGCCGGTTTCGAAAGTGGCGAACACGATCTGCTGGCGCCCGATTTCGCGACCGGCCGCGTCGTGTGCTCGCGCACCGAATGCCAGGAGGCGGCGATCCGGCACAACCGACAGCTGTCGCGGGAGAACAAGGCGGCCGGCCGCATGTGGTCGCCCGGGTATCTCTCCGACAAATATGCGCACCTCGATGAGCCGCCGGCATGAGCCTGAAAAACGAGGACGCCTGGGCCAAGACGGCAATCGCCTTCGGGATCCTGGTCGGGGTGCCGCTGCTCGCGATCGCGGTGCTGCTGGCGATCGTCGAATGAGCATGGCGCGCTGTGCCTTTTGCGGCGGCGACGGGATCCCCGACACCTATCGGCCGATCGGCGGGCTCTATCGCGGCAAGACCCATCGCGTGAATTACGACTCGGTGCACCAGGTCGCGATCTGCATTTACTGCACGCGCGCGGCGCTTCGATGCTTTGGCGAAGTGCCTGACGTCGAGCCGAACGTCCTAGACTTCACGGCGGCAAGAGAAGCGCGGCGCCCCGATCGTGAGTAGTTGCCGGATTAGCGGCGCTGCTCTATCAACCATCGGTTTTCCATTTCCCAGGAACGGGGAACGCCGGCGTGTTCGCCGTCCTATGTGGATTGATGGCACCGAATGGACTGCCTTCGAAGCGCTTCACGCCGGATGCGCTGCAGGCCTGGCGCATCGGCCACGGCCTGTTCATCCGCGAGATGGCGCACGCCTTCGGCTTCTCGGTCGGCCGCCTAAAGGACAAGCTGTACGGCAGGACGCCGATCACCGAGCAAGTCGATCGACTGACCGAGATGACCGATCTGCTGCTGCATCGAGGCATCCGACCGCCGGCGTGGCCCGATCGACTCGCGCGCCGCATTCACGCCAACATCGTCGGCTATAACGATCGGCATTCGGCGCAAAATCGCGACTCATCCCCAACAGAATCGCCCTAAAGGCTGATTCTCCGCCGCCGATTTCCTGGCTTTTGCCGCGATCCGTTTTCACGCTGTTAAGCGATCGGGCGGAAACTGCCTCGTCTCGAAGGTGTCAGCCAGCCGCGCACGTTTACCGGGGATTCACGGTCGTGGGTGTAACCGCGTTCGAAATTGTAGTGCTGCCGAATTCCGCCCGCCCGGTCTTACCCGCCGCGGCGGGTTTGGCATCCCCGGGAGAGGCTGTGGCAAGACGCGGCCGCCCCAAGCACCCCGGACCGCGCAAGCCGTGCGGACGCCTCGCGATCGCGATCGACGAGGGGCACCCGATGGTCTTGGAACGCCGCGCCGAGCTCGTCGGCGAGTATGCGAAGCGCAGCAAATACGCCGGCTTCGTGGTCGGTCATCTCTACCTGGCCGGCGCCTTTCAGCCGAGCGTCGAGAATGACGCCGACGAAAAGGCGGTGAAGCGCGCCATCGAGCGCAGCGATCGCCGCCGCGACATCCTGATCGAATTCGCCAAAATCCATTTCTGGCTGTGGGGCTCCGGCACCGCGCCGAGCCATCTGCGCAACGCCGTCGCCGGTGGCGGCGGCATCTCCTCGCCGGGCGATGATCGCGCCGAGATCGAGGCGAAGTGGCGCAAATGGTGCACGCTGGCGATGCTCGTGCCGCCTGGCCGCAGCCGCGTTCTCGCGCACCAGGTCCTCGAACGAGCCGCCCTGTACGAGATCGCGCCGGCGAACGCCGCCGAGCTCGACTGCCTGATCCGCGTCGCCGATCGGCTGATCGCTTTCGACAAGGAGGAGCGGCGCCGCAATCGCAAGAGCCGCGGCGATCGGGAAGATTTCCCCAAATCGACCCAGGTCACTCGCACGGCGCGCCGCGATCGGATGCTCGACATCTATTCGCGCGGCGTCTTTGGGCCCTCCGACGAGGAGCTCGCCGAGGCGCTGGCGCGGTTCCGAGTTTTACCCACGCTCGGCTCGGCCGACTGAGGCAGCACGTCGGCGATGACGATGATCCGTTATCAGGAATGGCGCCATCCGGTGCGACCGGGGCTCGCGCTGTCAGTTTTCGCGCTGATCAATCGCGGCAAACAGTGGTTGCGACGTCGCCGGCGACGGTGGTCGCGATGACCGCGCGCGGTTTCAACGGTTGCAACGACCATTCACGGATGAAACGGCGGCAGGATGCCCCGACCGCGCTCACAGATGCGCGCTCAAGGCGCGA